CCGTTGTATTTGTGTTGACTCCAATACTTTGAGAAGAACCTAAATATGCTTGAAATGATGGTCTTAGTAATTGACTATTTACGCCTGATGCTAAAGCAACTGTCTCACCACTTGCACCAATAGTAATTGTACCGCTACCTTGTGAAGATTGTTGTTTGATATTATCTACAAATAGAGTTCCCATTATACTACCGTCAATGTTCCATTAACTGTTACTGTGCCTGTGAAAGAAGCAGGACCTGCTATCATCATGTTATCCCCAGATGCAACTGTGATATTGGATGATATAGATGCTTTATTTTCATAACCACCGTTGATTGCTTTTATCATACCAAATTCAATTGAGTTTTCTCCAGGTGTAGTTTCACCTATAGATTTACCTTGGTATACTACATAAATATTATTAGTTCCTGTTGGCGGTGCAGCTGTAAAAGCTAAAGTTGTGCCACCAGATATTGTGTAAGCTGAGTGAGGGTCCTGACGAACATTTCCCACAAAAACTTCTACTTCGTTGGTATTCGTAACAGTTTGTGAAAGTGTAAAATTTGTTTCTGAATTATCACCGCTGAACTGCGAAGAGTTCATGGTAAGTAAATTTCCTTTTGGTGCGTTTCCTAAATAGGCCATGAATCTCCTTACGTACTTATTGCATCAACAAAAGAAGATACTATATCTAAACTCGATGCCGTATCGCTACGAGCTTTAAGTTGATCTCCATTTTGAAGAACTATTTTACTACCCCCATCAATGAGCTCAAGCGATCCGCCTGGGACTATCGGTGCTCCTTTGATTAGTCTATGTTCATTTCCTCCGTTTAAAATAAATACATCCACATTGATTGTAGAAGTAGTTACATTTGCGCATCTTATTGAAATAATTGCATCATCAGAATTAGCTGTTCGTAAAACTACGGAACTCGTGCCTACATTTCTTTGTATATCTCGTTCAAAATCTTGTGCCATAATACCTCATTATATGTTAATTGCGGTCAGAGTGCAATTGCCATTGCTACGGCGAACCCTGCCGATACCCCTGCTGTTAAAACCTCTCCGTTTGCTGTTACTGTTCCAGAAAATGTTCCTGTTGTTGCTGTAATTCCTGCGTTAAATGTAGCGGCACCAGCTTCACTCATGTCAAGAGTTAATGCAGTAATATCAGAACCCCCATCGTTACCTTTAAAGATTAAATCTTTATCTTGAACTTTTGTATGTAGAATGACATCACTTGATGAATTATGAATACGCAACATTTCTGTTGCGCCATCTTTATATTGAATACCATTATCAGCATTATGAGCGTCCAACACAATTAATGAATTAGATTCTACTGATATTCCACCCGCTGATGAAGCAAGTCTTATTGCAGGGCCAGTAGCAGCTGATGAGTTTAAATTTAAAATTCCACTCGAAGAAACAGTCATGTCTGTACCATCGCCAGATATAGTTTCACCTGAGTCTCCGAACTCAATGACTTTGTTAGCACCTAAAATAACTTTATCATTAAATGTAGCTGCACCTGCCTCTGACATATCAAGTTTAAGTGCCTCAATTGCTGATCCACCATCATTACCATGAAATGTTAAATCGCCATCACTTATTGTGCTTTTTACTTCAAAGTTATTTCCACTTTTTAATATATGACCAAATTGAGTGCCACCATCTAAAAACTTAACTTCGGTGCCATCAGCGTCTAATATAATATCGCCTGGAGAGTCAATGGTTAAATCATCACCAGCCTGTGTTATTATTGTAAGACCACCATCACTATCTTGTATTCTTATTGAAGGATCAGCTCCATTAATATGTATTTCTTCTTGTGGATTAGTTGTGCCAATACCTAAAAAGCCATTTGTTCCAAATCTTGCTACTTCATTTGAATTAACTAAAAATCCTAAAGCAGAATTAGTTCCATGTGTTCCAATACTACCAATACCTTGACCTGAAAAAGGCGATTGTAAAATAATACCTCTACCATCTGTGTCTTTGACTTTAAATGTAGCAGATGATGAATTGTTTTGACCAACAACACTTAAATTTTCAGCAGCAACATTATTAGTTCCAATTGAAACTCTACCAGCATTGTTTGCGTCTATTCTCATTGCTGTGACTTCAGAGCCACCATCATTTACTCTAAACACTAAATCTTTATCTGATACCGATGATTTAATTACAAAGTCTGAAGAGTCATTTGTAAATCTACCAATTTCTGTGCTGGCGTCTGCAAATATGATATCACCACCATCAGCGTCTAAAGTAATATCACCTGCAACATCAATAGTTAAATCACCTGAACTTAAATCTATTTCTGTGCCATCGATTGTAATATTGTCAGCTTTAAGACCTGCATTTGCTGTTACTGTGCTGTTGAATGTAGCAGCACCTGCTGCCGACGCGTCAAAAATAAGAGCGTCAAGCTGTGATCCTCCATCATTTACATTAATTGCAAAATCTTTATCTGATGTTTGAGAATGTATTGTAAATCTAGTTGAGGAACTAACAAAAGCAGCATAATTTACACCACCATCGTTTAATAATATTTGTTGATCGCCGTCTAATATTAAACCGTTTGTAGCAGTTACTAAGAGATTTGTTCCATCAAATTTTATGTTATCCCCAGCAGTATGAAATTTTAATTGTTTACCTGAACCTAATAAAACATTGTCATTAAATGTAGCAGCACCTGCTTCACTCATATCTAAACTTAATGCTGTAATTTGTGAGCCACCGTCATTACCTCTGAACTCAATGTCTTTATCTTGAACAATCGCTCTTAATTGTACTGTGTTTGAAGAGTTTTCAAATTTAGCAATACTTGTGCCACCAATATCTAACTCAAGGGCACCAGAGGCAGAGCCAACCTTTAATTCAATATTACCTGTGCTGTCTACAATTGTTTTGGAACCTGATGCAATAGTTAAGTTAGTTCCATCTCCTGTAATTGTTTCTCCTGAATCTCCGAACTCTATTGTTTTGTTTGCAGCTAAAACTACTTTGTCAGCAAACGTTAAAGCACCTGCATCATCACCTGAAATCCAAGTTGTAGTTGCTCCACCACTATTACCAGCAATTTTTAATTGTCTGTTACCTGTGGCTGAATCTGCATCCACAGCTGAACCTATAATTACGTTACCTGAACCAGATGTAATATTATCTCCAGCATTTTCACCAATAACTAAATTTCTAACACCAGTAATTAATTTTCCAGCACTTTCACCTATTGCAATGTTATTGTTACCTGGATCAGCGCTTCCTAAAGCAGCTGCTCCTATTGCAATATTTCCTTGCGGGTCTGTCGCCCCTGCACCAGCACTAGTACCTATGAAAACATTTAATGCACCTGTTGTTAATGCAGACCCAGCACTTGTTCCAAGCGCCACGTTACTATCACCACTAGTGATAGCATCCAAAGCCGAAATACCAACACCTAAGTTATTCTGAGCGGAGTTTAAAGTACCTGTAGTTGCATGACCAATTAATAGTGAATTTGTAAAATTTGCCCCTTCAAATTTACCTGGTACAAATTTATTTGCAGGAAGAGTACAAAATACTGTTTTGGTCCCTGCTGAAAAATCTACTAAATTACCACTGTTTGAAGAAGTGAAAACTTCTAATCTTGATAGTGTGTCTGGAGAGGCATCAGTTACGACACCTCTACCAACTTCAAATTCACCTGTCTGTGGTAAAACGATATTATAGTAAGTCTCATTGGAATTACCAATACCTGCAACAAAGGTCTGAAAATCTTGAAAAGCTCCTCCAAGATTTAGTGTCCCCGTACCTGTTGTAGTAGAGGTCTCCTTAACCCTATCGTTAAATACCAGTGCCATTTAAGTCCTTAACTAATTCTTATAATAGCAGCAGATGTAGTAAATGCAGGAAACTGAATTGTAAATGTTCCTGCGGTAGCTGTTTTATCTCCACCAAAATCTAATACACATACCGCGTCAGTGGTATTAGATCCACCGTCAGTTGTTGTATTGTAAATTAATGCACCTCTTGCAGTTAATGTTACACCTGTGAAAGATAAATCTGCAAAGTCAGTTATTGAAACACTAGATGAAACTTTTACTCCTTGATTTACTAATGCTTTACCACCTTGTGTGTATGTTCCAGTATTTGAGACTTGACCACCTGTACTATCTCCTGGATAGTTAGCAGTTGATTTACCAATCGTTGCCGAGTTTGTGTATAATGCAAGTTTGTATGTGTGTCCTCCAGAGGATTCAAAACTATGTTTTCCTTGCATAAGTTCTTTTTTAAATGAATCGCAAATTGCGTTAGTTGTTATTGCCATGTTATTCTCCTATAATTATTATGGTGATGGAGAGTCCACTTTTATTCTTGGAACACCATCATCAAATTCTGCCCGTCTTCTTCTACCCATTTGTTGGATAGCAAAAGCTTGTACTTCTTCATTATACTTACTTTTGTATAAGTTGTACATATCCATCGGGCCTTTAAGATACGCAAAACATTCTGTTAAGACACCGTGTAACAACATTGATTCTTGATTTGTTGATAAATAAGTAGTCGTACTACTGTCAAAGTGTGGTGGTGATATAACATAATTCAATTGAACTCCATATGCAATGTTTGGAGTAGGAGCAACAACAATAGTATTCTCATTCCAATTTGCATAGTATTTTGGTTTACCAGTTGTACCTGATGCATTAAATTCAGATATAAAACTTGTGTCTCTTTTTTCCATAAATTCTCTTGCAGAAGTAATTGTGTTATCAGCAAACACTTGTAATGATCTTATTACTAAAAAATCGGATGGAGTAACAAGATATCTTTTGTTAGCTGTAAAGGATGAAGTTGCGTATTTTCTTGTATCATCATAATCAACTTTACCAGCAATTTCTAATTCTATATTTCTAATAAATTGATCTATAAGAGTGTCTGATAATACATTACTATCTACCTCTGTATAACTTCTTACTTGAGTTAAAAAATTTGAATGTGTAATTGCCATTAACTTATACTCACTGTTGTTTTACCAATTGTTGTTACTAACTCTCTACGTCTGTTTTGAACAGAGGGATCTTCTGGTGCCATTGAAGAAACAGTTGTAGTAAAATCACCTGGATTTTTAACAACACTTGTAAATACTTCCGTTCTAAAAGCAAAGTCACCAGGTAATGTTAAATCTGCTTCACATACTGTTGCACCACCAGAGCTAACAACTGTAATATCGCTTGTTGCTAAAGTGTTAATACTTTGCATTTGTGTTGGTTGTTGAAATTTCATGGGTCTTGCATTTTGTAAAGCAATTGCATCTGCGTTTGTTCTACGCCTTCTTATTTGTGGGTGTTTCGGTTCGAATTCTGTGTAATGTACTAATGAACCGTTCCATTCTTTAACCATTTCATCATATGGAAATTCCATACCTGATCTATCTGATATAGCTTTTGCCTTTTGACCTGTTGCAAATTTTCCCATAACTATCCTAAATTAAATGATTGTGGAGATATATAAACTGAAGTTCTTTGACCATCTTCATCTAAAGCACGTTTCATTTCATCTTCATAAATAATTTTATTTTGTTGAACTAGTTGCGGTGCCTTCTTCATAGCAAGATAATATGCTAAGCCTGCACACATGCATGGTAAAAATCTATAAACAACATCTGCCGATCGTGAAAAAGAAAAAGATTCACTTGCTGTTGTACCCGCATCTTCTATTCTTTTTATTACAAAATATTTCAAATGCGTGTAGTTATTCAAATCAGGAGTTTGATATAAAAATATTTTTGGTGTTTTTTCTCTAGCTACATAATATTGTGAAGGTGTTCCAGTAGAAAATTTATTTGGTAAGCCAGCATATGCAGATCTATCAATTTTAGTTAAAGATAAATCATCAGTATTTGAAGTATTACTTGCTGCAGCAGTAGTAGACACAAAAGCTTCAAGAACATCACTTACATCAGAATCTACTGTGTACTCTGCTTGTCCTGAAACTAAGGCTTTTTCATCTTGCTCGACCTTCCACAAATGTATACCTCTATTACCCCATTCTGAAAAAAGCAAATTCAAGGATCTTCTAGCGCTTCTTAAATCATAACCGCTGTTAGTTCTCATAGCGCATCTTTCATACGCCTCTTCTATTATTTCATCAATATTTAAATCGAAACTTGTAGACATTGTTATAATTTAAATCCTTTAATTAAATTTCCATAATAATTTTCATAACTTTTGTTACTAATTTTTTTTCCATCAATTTCTGATTTTATATGGCTACCTATATATTTTTCTGTTTTCATTCCGGAAGGTTTTGATGTTGTTTGGCTAAATGCTGCCCTACCCATCGCTGCTTTCATAACTTTTCCAGCAGGAACACAATTTGGCACTAATTTATTACCCTTTTTTTTCATACCTTTTTGAATGTATCCATCCCAGCAAGTTCCTTGTTTTGCCATCTAAGTTTCTCCTTTTTGCGGTTGTACAACTTCTTGGATTGTATCACTTTTGCTTTAAAAGTTCTAGACCTTAGAATTTTAGCTACAGGATTAGATAAGATCTGTGGCTTTACCAATAATTGGTTTGTATTTTGTTTTACCATCTTCTTTATAAGCTCTCATATATTGTGCTCTTGGTTGAAAGGGTACGTATGATGCATGAATCCACCCCGAGTTGGGTTCTCCGGGAGTGTAGAACTCGAGTATTAACTGATCTGTTGTGCAGTTCATATTGATCCAATCAGCAACTTCAGCATTGTCTACACCAACACATTCAAAATCTGCAGCCTCAGCTTTTGCATGCTGTGAATTTACAGAACTACCTATCGCTGCACATAATTCAGGAGAACGATACCCACTGGTCACCTTAACTCTACCAAAGTGATCACGAACTGGCTGCAAAATATTTTCACACAATGCTTTTAACTTTTCTATTTGATCTGCATTAGGATTGTTATCTATATCCAAACGTATGGCTGTATCTGATTTAGTAAGTTCTAATAAACTAAAGTTTCTACTTAAATTCATTTTTTTTCTCCCTCATAAGATATATCTTCTCCCCATTCTTGAAGTTTATTGTAAGTTCTTTTAGTTTCTTTTTTTGTTTCCATTTCATAGAACATTTTATCAGAATCTTCTGTAACCATTTTTGAATTTTCTGCATCCCAGTAAGTAGTTTGAACTTTATAATCTGGCCAACTGTTGTCAGTAGTATAACTATTAACGTGCCACAAAATACGATTATTAGGCTGAGCTGCATAATTGCCGTTATCAAGAGCCAATACATGTGCACACTTATGTTCTTGAGGAATTTCAGAATGTTCTGTATCCAAAATATTATTTTCTGGATGGCCCCAATCAATAGTAAATAAATATCTTCCATGATAAAATTTTTTGTTTAAGCCTAAATATTTTCCATCTAAACCATCCAACCAATCAAAACGATGCACACTAGGATAATAACTGAAACAGTTCCACAACTCCAACTCGTGTAACAACATATCGGGCACCTCGGTTCTACAAAGATGTTTTTGAAAAAACGCTGAGATAGGCAGTCTCCAATAACACGCCCCGTTCGGTAACATGATATTAAAAAGGATCGCACGTCCTGTGATCGAAGTAATCCCAAAGACAACGCAGTCTTCAGAATCTTTATCGTAGTTTTTATCCATATCATAAAGATACTCCTTTTTTATTTTACAGTATATTGGAGGAATGTTTGCATTTAGATAAGCCATAAATACAATATAACATAAAATTATTTAAGAATAATAGCTTTAATGTGTTTTTCACCTAAATATAACTCTGTTTCTGCTTTACCCTTCCAGCATTTATATGATACTGACTCGCTATATTGTCTCTCCGCATGACGCTTGCCTCGAAGACATACAGCCATAGATTCTTGAATACGATGCTCCTTAATCTCTCCGTTTACAAACATAAGTAGGGCTATCACAGACTCAATCATTGTGAGCTCCCGTTTGTATATTTCATTTCACGATTTGCATCTTTTAATTTTTCGATATCAACTAAAACTTTATCCATTTGTTTTCTTAAAAATTCTATGTTGACTTTATTTAAAGCCATAGACTCTATGTGTTTGTTTAACTTATCTGTAGTCTTGTAAAGATCTTCAATCATCATAAACTGCTCAGAATCTGCGGGCAGTGATCCTAGTTGTCCACGTGGCCATTTAATTCTAAACTCTGTGTTCTCTTCAAGATCTTTCTCCATTATTTGTATACGGGTGTCTGCAACATTGAGACGTTCTATTATTTGAAAGTAACCCATGGTGCCGAGTGCCACGATGATGATCAAAGAGGCAACCGTCTTCATAGGCATTTGGACAGCTGCCTCTTCAGATATGTTGAGTGGTTTGTTAGACATTATTTAGTCCAAAGCCAATCAGCCACTTTTCTACCTGGCCAACAAATAATTTTCCATATCCATTTTACTAATTTCTTTGCCATAGTCTCCTCCTCTGTTGTTGTATGTATACAATTCATACAATTACAATTATAACCAATACATTGATTGGTGTTAATATACGGCCCTACCCCTTTACAATGACAAGGATGAAGGCATAACGAACACGTTAACACTTCCATCTTCTTCTTGCCTGTCTTAATCTTGAGTTAGGATCTGCAGCAGCTTTTGGAAATTTTTTCATTTGTCCTGCTGATCTTGCGCAAAATGATTTACGTCTTTTTGCAGCTTTTGACCCTGGTTTAACTTTACCAGTCACAGCTGTTTTTAATTTTGATCCTGGGTTAGCTCTTCTATAAGCAGCAACTCCTGCTTGAGTCATACCCGCACCTTTTTCAGTGGGTCTAAAATTTTTTTTGTTTCTTTTAGGCATCACGTCACCACCACGTTTAAAGCCTAAGATATCTAAACCAGATTTATTCATTTTATGTAAAAGTTATTGTGACACCTGCAGTGCCTGAGATTGTTGCATGGATTCCATTTGCAAAAAGAATACCCGAACCTGGTAGATACATATCTAAACCCTCTTCTCCAAACAAATATGTTGCGATGGTGGTTCCACTAGCTCCTCCAGTTTTAAAAATAATTGAGCCACTTGCTGAATTACCTTTACCTTGTATAGAAGTTAATCTAGCTCTCCTATTTGTAGGAACCATTTGTGCAGTCGATGTAGCATGAGCTACCGATTGGTCACTTGTAAATGAACCACCACCAGACATTTTTATCCGTTACTTCCAGTTAAATTTGGTCCTGAGAATTTATCTGTTAATAAGGTATAAGCTGTAACATGTGTTTTTGTCTTACAAAAAATACCTTTTGGAAATAAAATTCCATCTTCAGGAAAATTAAAATTAATTACATCACCAGTAGGAACATCAGCTTGAAATAAAGTTGTTCCCGTATTTGACTCTGTTGTTAATTCTAATACACCAGCACCACCACCGCTTGAAGCAATTATAATACCTCTTAAACGAACTGGTTGTGCAATAACTGCGGAAGCACCAGCGGCTGCTGCCGATCTAGTTGCTTGTATGTCAGTTTTAGCTGCCATTTAATCTCCTTAATATGTGGCTCCCGAAGGAGCCACTAATTTTATCTATTAAAACTGTTGTATGTTTATAATAAATCTAAAGTTACCACTAGCTGATGCATTTACAGTGTTTGTAATTTGCAAGAAAATATTTCTTGCTGCACCAGAAACATTAGCCGCTGGAGATGCTGCAGGTGATGCATCACTTCCAGTAGTGTTAATTAATGTTAAGTTGTAACCAGCTCCTGCAGGAACAGTAGTACCGCCATCAAGAATTTGATCTGTAATTGCAGCCACTAATTGTGCTCCGCCTGTTGCAGTTCCAACTTTAAAACCAATGTCACCTGCACCTGTTAAAGTTGGTGCGGATGTACAAACAATATCAATAGAAGTAATAATTGAATTATCTGGCTGAGAGAATTGTACCTCAGTCGTTCCAGCTGTTGCTGCTACTATTACGTCTGCAGTTCCTTGTGCAACAAGTTTTGTACCTGTGTACGCACCTGTTGAACTAATTGCGAATACATTAGTAAAAGCACCTGTAGTCGCATTTTTCGTTGCTCCGATAAAACCGTTTTCCGATCTTACTGGTCCCGAAAATGTTGTGTTAGCCATAATTTTCTCCTTTGTATAGCATTAATTATGTCGTCTCTATACCGTCTGCCTAGCCAGTCGACATAATAGTTTCTCTAGGTTTTTACATTATACATAAAAAAAGGGGCGATGTAAAACACCGCCCCTTTAGTAAATACTTACGTATTATCTATTAACTAGTTGGTAAATTTCCGTTACCAAAAACACATCTTGGATCAGAAAATCCGAAAGAGTATCTTTCTCTAGCTTTAAATCTTACGTTACCAGTATCGAAGTCACCTTCCATCGCTGTTTTGATTGGTGATCTAACGAACATTTTGAATCCGTTAGGTACATCAGTCGTTAAGAAGTATGAATCAGTATCAGTAAGGAAGTTGTTTACAACATATCCTTCTGGAACCATTCCCATGCTTCTTACAGCATTGATGTCGTTATCTGCAGTTCCTGTTCTCATAGGAGTCTTCATCAGTCTCTCAGCAGTAAATTGTAATTCTTTTGGAATTATCATTTTTCTACCTTGAGTAGCGATTTTAAGACCTCTTTCGTCTACAAATCCTGCGATGTCGATTAACGACTGCTCAAGTGAAGTTTCGTTAAGGTCTGCAGCAGTTGAAAGAACATTTGAGAAAGTTCCACCAGTTGCAAGTGGGTGAGATGCATTAATTAATGATACACCATCTCCACCAGTTACTGTTGTAACCTGCGCGTTGTTCAATACGTTTGCAGCTTTAACTTGCTTCGTATTTGCCATAGATCTTGCAAGAGCTCTTGTGTATCTTGCAGCTAATCTATCGTATAGGTTATCTTCGATTGCTTCCTCAGTGATTGAGAATGCTAACGCGATTGTTTCGTGTGAGTATCTAGAAGTGAAAGTCTCACTAGCTTGATCAAACACTACTCCAGCACCTTCTTGTTTGACTGGTGCAGAAGCAAAACCGCTTAACATTACTTCCTCTTCGAAAGCTCTGTCAGATGTTTCAGTAGTATAAATTTCAGCATGCTGATTTTCATATCTACTATATTCCAGGCCGAATAAAGCATTCAAACCTGGCTCTAGTTCTTTAACTAGTTGCGAACGTGATATTGCCATAGTTATTCTCCTTTATTTATTATAGGCCTGTGCCACTTCTGTAGAAGTGGTTGTTTATTCTAACAAGAACATTTGCGTTTGCAGAACTTGTGTCAGAATTATCTGGGTCTTGCGAAATGTCGATCGCTTGAATAGCGAAAGTAGTCGCAGTTCCTGATACTGAAACATCAAGTTGTGCTTTTGATATTCCTGTTTGTGTTACACCAGTAGTGTTAGTAACAGAATAGTTTTTAAATAGATCTGCTCTAGTAAAAGCCGCATCTGCATCTATCAAGAAAACTGCATCTGGATCATCAACAATAAAAGCTGTGATGTCACTAGCTGCAATTGAACCTGGATAGTGATTGCTAAATGTAGGCTTTTTTGTAGTTGGATCAGTGTAAAAACATCCGTTAAAAACTCCCACAACAGCGTCCGATGTATTAGCACCATGTTTCTGAATATTTCCAGATGTTAGTGGTTCCACTAAATCACCTTGGTAAATCGCAGTCGCATAGCCACTCGCAATCGTATATCTGTTTTGAGCTCCTACTAATGGTGAACCGTCAAGTTTTCTGTAAGGTCTTAAACCAAACTTTTCACTTACGTTTGCCATAGTTGTTTTCTCCTTTTAACGTTTATATTAAATCCAAGCTACTTGTAGGTATCGCAAAAATATTACTTTTTACGAGAACCGCCAAAGGTAACTCTAGACTGCCTATCAATATTGATTGGCATGTCCGGGTGTTGTTCCTTCATAAGATCCCTATCAATCGCGTCTGTTCTGTCTTGAGTAATTTTTTGAAAATACTCAGCACGTTGTTTTAGAATCTCCTCTGGTATCCTTGCCAACACAAGGCCCCCAATTCCAACGAGACCAGCATGTTTTCCTTCAGAAATAACTGGGTATTCATTTTGACCTATTTCACTTAAAAGTGTTTCAGCTTTAACAAATTCCCAACCTTCTCTAAGTTTTTTCGAAACGTTTGCAACGTCTTCAAAACCCATAGTCGCAGTTCTTATCCATCTATGTGCATAACCCTGCGGAGCAGCTGGCGCATCCAAACTGGATGGTGGAGTCCAATCTTTTTTTCGAGATTGTTTAGATCTAGATTCCGACTCGCGTGAAGTTTTTATTTTTTCCATGTTATACTCCTTCCTTCACGTATTTTGCGTATTCCTCTAGTGGCACCCCTAATTTCTTAGCGATAACTACCTGTGATTTGGTGAGCCTCACAGATTTGCGTCCACCTGAACGTCTACTAACTGAACCTACATTTTGGACGGGTTCTTTCGCAGGTTTAGTTTCTTCAGTAGTGTCCTGTGCAAACTTTTGAGGGAAATACTCCTTCATACGTTTGTTGATTTCATTATAATACTCATCTGTTTCCGCATCAATACCCTGACCCATAAGTTCTTCATGAATACTCATGGCCGCTCCGGTCATGACCCTATCCGTTCCAAACCACTCGTTAGTCTCAGCCCATTTTTGGGCTTTTTGCGAAATTGGTGGGGGTGGTGCTTCTTCAGATGATTTTTCCTGTGGTGTCTCAGCTTTAGCTTTTTTTTCAGCTTGAGCTAAAGATACCTTTTCCTTTTCTACAGAAAGTTTAGAAAGTGCGTCTTGAGCCTCCGTAATTTTTTCTACATCGTTTGACTCCAAGGCAGCTCTTAAAGTATTTTTTACTTTTTCTCTTTCAGCATCAATTCTTGAATCGTATTCCTTAAGATAATTTGTATCAGTTTCTTCAAACTTTTTGTCCAAAGTATCATATTTATTTTTCAATCCTTTTGCATATTCGAGTGCAGCCTTTTCTCTTCTTTCAGCTTCTCTTATTTGAAAAGTTAGTTTATCTATTCTTTTTTTTACTTTTTCAGAATAGTCTTGCAAGTCTTCTTTTTTTTCTTCGACTTGTATTTTTTCCTCTGTTTTTTCTTCAGGTTTTTCCTCAGAGTCTTTTGTTTCTTGTAAAAGTTCTTTTGCTGTTTTACCACCTGTTACATCGGTATAACCAAGATCTACATTTTCTTTTTGTGCAAATGATTCATCGGGTTCTTTTGCTTCAGGTACGTTTACATTTTCCTCATTAACACCATCGGTGTCTAACTCAACTTCTTGAGCTTTATTATCTTCAGCCATATTTCCTCCTAAAAATGGTGCAAAATATCACGTGGATTTTTAATGGTTGATATGACCTCATCATCATTCAACACTCTTACTTCTCCACCTTCAATTTTGAATCTTGAACCAGCATACCTGCTAAAAATAATCCAGTCATGAAGTTTACACCAAGCACCAAGAGGAAATTTTTCTTTGTCTCTATAACAAAGATTTCCCATTTTCAAAACAAGGCCACAAACTGTGGTCATTTGAATTGTTTCTTGAGTTGTATCGGAAAGAATTATACCACCCTTAGTTTTTTTTGGCCCAGCATAAGGTAAAACTAGTAATCTATACCCTGTTGGTGATGGTAATCTTTCTAAAAGGTTATCGTCTATTGATTTGGGATCCAGAACTGTTGAAACTTCTTCTTCAGATTTATATGAATCCTCAAGTTTCCCAGTCCGTTTCGGTTTCACCGTGGACATTGTCATCTTCTATCTCCTGTTTATTCAGCAGGTCTTTTAGTTCCTGTTGCAAATCCTCTAGGGATTTGATTTGCCCCCTAACATATTGTAGTTGGTCCATGGTGTCAACACTATATATAGCTGCTTCCTTATAACGTTCTAATCTTTTATGAATTGTTTTTTGTATTAAAGAAATTGTATCAAGATTAATTATCATCACATAAGTTTTAAACTTTTATGATTTATAAAGATAATTTATGCTTTTGCAAATGTTTTTACGTTAGTTGGTTTACCACCAACTCCTTGAGCTTTACTTCTCTTCCTTGCAACCGCAGAACGCCTTTGCGATTCTGTCATTCGGGCGGCTTTTGCAGCAGGCACGCATTTGGGGTACTTTCTTTTTGATCCACTTGCAGATTTTCTTCCACATTCTCTAAAACCTCCCCCAGGTTTTTTTGATCCAATGTCTACCCATTTTTCACTGAACCATTTTTTCAGTCCACCTGATTTCATGTACTGAATATTTTTTTGCATTACATTAAATCTTTATAATAATCACTCATTCCACCGCTTTTTAATTTAATAGAATCTAATGATTGTGCCTGTTGTTTATGTAACCCAGACGCTTTGTGTAAAGCTTTAGCAACTTTTTTTATTTTCGCATCTCCACCTTTATTCATCATTTTAGATTTTTGAATTCTACCTAAAGCTGATTGAGAACCTGCCGTCATTCCACCAACTTTTTTTCCTGCAGGTTTAGGTCCTTTAAAATCTTTTCTTTTCACACCAGATGGATCTTTGATTTTTCCTGCACAAATTTTGCTAGCGTATGCGTTCGCATATGCTGACGGATAAACTGAAAATTTTCTCTTTGCTGCGGCTTTACCTCTTGGACATAATTTAGTCATTTTATTTCTTTCCTTTAAATATTTGTGTTCCCTTTATACCATAAATGCTCGCCACGACAAGAATCCACAAATTAGTGAACCATGACGGCAGCTGCTGGAACTGCTCAAAGAACATTTTTATTTTTTCAGACGCACCCGGATCATCCGAGAAGACCCCCCAAGCAATCACCAAGATTGGCAAAGTTAGAATTATCAAAACTGCCTCGTCTTTCCAGTCTGATTGTCTAGCCTCTAACAATTTACCCTGGTAAGCTTCTTCACCTCGAGCTTGACGTTCTGCATGTAATAATTGTGCATCGGACATTGCAATTTTTGCTTTTTGTTTGTTGGCATAAATTTTACTGCCAGCATTAATTGCTAATTTTAAGGCACTGAACCACATTCTTAAATTTCTCCTTACGTCTATTACTTAAATAATCTATCATTTTATCAACTGTAGATAAAGCCCCTTGACCATTGATCCTCCATCTCCATGTATCTTTATGATGTAGTTTTCTTCTCTTACAAAGGTAAATACAACCCCCAAAAAAGTCATGAAACCTTTTAACCAAATCCTTATCAGACATCTCTACGCTACATGCAAAATATTTTTTTGTTTTTAGCTTTGACCAAATACCAAAACTTCCCTCTCCATCAAATACTCCTGCTAAAAATATTATTTTTTCTTTTTCAGAAAGATTATCGTAAACCGATGAACTTTTTTCCGGTAGTTTGTATGTCTTTAATGCCTTTGATATCAGATTTTACTCCTGGTTCTCGATGAGGACAACCACCTTTTTTTAATCCTTGTGGGTTTGGTCCTCTTTTAGGGGGTGGTCCTGATTTAACACCACCACTTGAAGTTTCAAGACTGTTGTGTTTTTCTAATTTCATTTTTTCCTTTCTTAGCAATTGATACAACCTGATTTTTACCCATAACTTTAGCTCTTTGTTCCATCACTGTTAATATTTGTATTTTTCTAGCAAACGGTTTGTTTACACGTTTGACTTTCGCAACAGTTGCTCTTGCATCTTCAGGTGTTGCAAATTTTATCTTAACTGTATCTCTAGGATTTTCATCTGTGTATAGTCTTCTACCAGAACCTTTTGGTTTTTTACCTGTACCAGTTTTTGGATCGTTATTTTTTGGCAAGTTTTTGCCTCGCTACTTCTAATCTTTGATCTGATTGATCAGATTGCTCTGATAATTTATCGTATTGGAAGTCTAATCTATTAGCTTCCTTAGTCATATCCAATTGAGCTTTTAATTCTGTTTCTCTCTCCTTACGCTGCATGTCCATAGCACGTAAATCTATTTCTTGTTGTTTTAATCTTACTAAAGGATCAACTTTTCCTGCAGCACTTTCTAATTCACCTCTAACAAGTTCTTCAGTTATCTCTGCTACTGCAGTTGCAACCGCTTTATCAAATTGTATTTGAAATTGTTGTGGGTTTTGTTGAGACAGAGCTACCATATTAGGGTCTTGCATCAATTGTTCTCTTACTTCTATCTTTGCTTTAAAAGAAATGTGATCAGAAATGTGCGCTTGTAGTAATGCATAGACCTGTGGATTAATTTGAACCATTCTAGATTGCATAAAAGCACTGTGAGCTGCTATGTGTGCATCATGATCTTGGAATTCAAACGCTGTAAGTAGTTGCATTTGTAAAGCACGTGCGTTTTCCTTACCTGGATCCATTGGTTCTGGTTGTTTTGGTGGTGGTTTTAGTAAAGTTCCTATTTGTTTTGTGCCTAACGCCTCATAAACACGTCTATAAGCTTCATGAATGTTATGAATTTGTGGATTTGACATGGCAACTTGTAATTGTTGCTGAGAAAGCATTACTCTTTGTGCCATTGACATGATATTTGGGTCTGCAACTGGTAAAATATCCACTCTATTATCAAAATCTAATGCTTTTATCATTCTTGGGCCACCATAAACATCATAAGGATAGCTTGGAGGCAGCGCATCAGCCATAATTCTAGCTAAAATTTTAAATTCTAACCTCATAGCGTAGTAACAACGCTTATGAACACCACTCATTACACGTGAACCTCTCTCCATTAAGGCCACTGTGGTGCCCACAGCACGGTTTTGTAGGTCATTTCCAACATTGGAATCAGTTATTGCAGCAAATTTTTGTCCTGCTTGTACAACAAATCCTAAAAGATTAAATAAAGTTGTGCTTGGTTCTGTAAAAGGTAGAGGGAAAAACTGATCTCTGATGTTTCCGCCCGGAGCATCAACGTCTCTGAACTCTCCTGGTTGCATTGGTTGATCATCATCTCTAACTCTAATGCCTCTAGACTTAAAACCTGCTGGTAAATTTTTTAAAGTCCCTGCATCGATCAATTGTCTTAAAGATTGTGTGGCCGCTCTGCTTAAACCACCAATCATATGTGTCAAACCAAATCCATAAAATCCTAATCCTGGTAAAAATTTATAGTGAACGAAGTATTCTATTCTTTTGTAAGTAGCATCATCTGGTCTATAGTTTCTATAGATTGATAATACCTCACCTGAACCTTCGTCAATTGTAACTACGTATGGTATCTTTATTTTTTTAGCTCTAGAATCAAATTTTTCATAATCATCTAAATGTAAATCTACGTGTATTTCCAGTATCGTGTGTAGATAATCTTCACCAGATTTTTTAACACCTTCTAATTCATTTATCTTTTTCTGTACGTTGTCCGTGGACGCTTCTCCAGGTTTAGGTAAATCTATATCTCTGTAAAAACCACCGGCCATAAGTTTTACAACTTCGTTTTCCGTTAGCCGTTGTACGTGAGTAATTCTATCTGTATCTTTTAAATCAGATGCGTAGTATGGCACTACTAAATCTTCAGCAGGAATAAACTTCGATACAGGTCTTTTTAATATTTCATCGTAATATATTTTTTTAAAACTACTACCGGATAACGGTAAATGGAACAACATGCTATCCATGTCAGTTGTGTATTCCTCCATCTCTTCCATTAACATATAGTTCATGTAATCTTTTACACGATCTGCTTGTTCTTCTATTGCTGGAGTTTGAAGACCTACTACTTGGGTCCTTACTGGACCATCTGATGGAACTAATTCTTTATAAGCTTGTGCTTGAAATTGTGTTACTGATTCTGCTAACAAAGGATGTGTTACATTAGAGGCACCCTTAAATGGTTTTGAAACTTCAGTGTATTTAGTTCCAAGAAGATCTAATCCTTTTATATATGCATCTTCCCATTCTTTTCTTGATGTTTTATCTTTTTTGTATTCTGATACTAAATCAGATCCCATCCTTTGGAGAGTTCTTTCATCCATAAACTCTGCAAGATTTGCGTTAAAATCATCTTGTGGTCTTAGCTCTGGTTGATCCTCTCCCTCTACAGAGACATCCTCTACCGCTTCATTTATAATTGGAGTTCCCTTGCCGTCTTCTATTTTTTCGTTTTCAGAAATTTCTATATTGTCTTTTTCAACAGCCATAAATACCTCTAGCCTTTTCCTGGCTGAGAATCAACTAATAAAGTTTTGTTGGTTTATTTCTACCTAATTTTGTACTTACTGAAACTGAACCACCGGTGTTAAATCTTTTTTTACCTTTTTTGTTCATCTCCATTATTTTTTTCATTCCAGGATAATCTTTTGCTTTACCTATACCTATAGCAATCTTAACAATTTTTTTATCTTTCATTCCGCCTTTGCCATAACCCATAGGTTTTTGCATCATGCCGCCACCCATAGCTTTTTTTCTTTTGTCTACAAATTTATTTTCGTTTTTTCCAGTCATGTGTTCAACTTTTCTAATATCTCTTTTTTCTCCAGCTGGTCCTCCCATAGATTTTTTAGTAGCACTCATTAATCCACCACCCATTTTTTTTAATGGCTTAGCATTTCTAACTTTAGAAAGTTTTTTTAATGTTTCCTTATCTTTTTCGGAAAGTCTTCCTGGTGTATTAATTTTACTTAATTTGTTTGCAGTAACAGCTAAGCTACTTTTTATTTCACCCATTCTTCCGGTATCAGCTCCGCCACCTTTGTTGTACTTCATTACACCGCCTCTTTTTTTACCTTGCATAAGTTCTTTTTTCTTTTTTTCATAAAGATTAGCGGCCATTCCACCTACGCCTGTCATACCAATTTTTCCTGGTGATGCAGAACCTTTTTTCTTCTCCATCATTTTTTTAGCACCTAATCCTAATGCAATCGCTCCTAATACAGCCTTCATTGGTTTTTGTTTCATGGCACCACCAAATTTTTTTCCACTCATAGATTTTTCGATGGCCATTCCTCTTTTCTTTTCGTAACCGGAAAGTTTTCCGTCTTTATCTAAATCTGCTTTTTTTGGGTTTTTGAGCATCGTTCCTCCTATTTTTAATTCTACAGGTTTGCCATCATATTTGCCGTAGCTTTTGAAAATATCTAACTTAGAAGAGCCTTTTGATTTTTTATTTTTGTCTTCTTTTTTATCTTTGTTTTTTCTAAACATTTTTAATGGCATAATATCTCCTAATAATATTTATATTCCTTTTCTAATTTAATTGGTGGATCGTCCCAATCGTCTGAGTATGTATTTACAAAACCACCTTGTCTATATCTTAGCACAGCTTGGGTCATACTGTCTACATAGTCATCATATTGACCATTAGGAAAAGCTGCACATTCCTCAATTACATCTTGAGCAAATTTTTCATCTAAAGGGGCCCACACCATTCCTGATTCAAACACTGGAGAACAGCTATTAATCCTGGTAAACTTATCTCTTCCCTTTGCGGGCACATAATCTATTACAGGTAGTCCTGCTCTTCTCAATTCGTGTATTAAAGGTTGGCCACTTGCTTTAGCCTCAATGATCACTGTTTCAGGTTCCCAATATTTATATTGTTCTAAAGCAACATTTTTTAAATCAGGAAAGTCATATCTGCCTTTTATTGCATCAAGTAAAATAATTGCGTTTTCGTAACCTTCAACTGGTTGAAATATTCCCCAAGTTGTTATTGCAGAGTAGTCTGCCGTTTCTTTGGCGCTAAATGCAGTATCATAACTTTGTATGACATGCAGCAATCTAGGGAGGTAATCTTTATCGTAATCATTCCACCATTCTCTTTTTATTATAGCCCCTTCCTCTGAGGTTGGGTCCTGCATATATTGTGCATTCCAGTTCTTTGTTGACACAGATGCTTTGACTGCTTCTAAATCTTCTAGTTTCCAATACTCAGGCCAAACTGGTTTTCCGGTAGGCATGATGGCTGGAAATTCTATTACGTTCCATCTGTCCGCTTTTGGTTCTGTTTGAGCCTTCACTAAACGACCGGTGAGATCGTCTGTTGCCCAACGGGTCATGACCACTATTATTCTTCCACCTGGTTGCAAACGTTGTCTTGGCCCTGAGCTATACCACTCGTAAGCACGATCCATTGCTTTGTCTGACATTGAATCTTGTTCCGTATGTGGATCATCGATAATAAGTAAGTCCGCCCCTCGTCCTGTGATAGAACCGCCAACACCCGCTGCAAAATATTCCCCACCATGATTGGTCTCCCAACGTCCTTTTGCTTTACTATCTTCTCTTAGTTTAACATCTCCAAATATAGTTTTGTATTCTTCGGTATCCATTAAATTTCTTACTTTGCTACCGAACCTTACTGCAAGTTCAGCATTGTGTGAAACTTGCATCAATTTCATTTTAGGGTTTCTGCCAATCATCCAAGCAGGAAATAAGTATGAAGCAAATTCAGATTTAGTATGCCTTGGTGGCATATTTATAATTAATCTTTTTTCTTTGTTTTGCGCTATGTCCTGAAATTTTTCCGAAATTATTTGATGGTGGCCGTATCTTTTTGGGTCCTTTGTTTTACGATAAATGAAGTCTGGCCAAACTGCCTGCGCAAAAGCTAAGAAATCATCTTGGCATAATTTTATATATTCCAGCTGCTTCTTTAATACTAAGTCCCTTAGTTCTTCATCGGTTAATCTATCAAGGTTGGTTTGCATTTAAGAAATCCGTTTCATTTGAACCTTATATACGTCTATGCAACTTGCCACAAGTGTCGCGCTGTAAGATACATTTTTCGCGCGCGGTGGTGTTTTTTTTAATTTTAACGGATCTGGTTTCATGTTTCGATTGAGCCTTGTAAGCGGTCAACGGTCAACGGTCAACGGTCACTGATCCGCGTTTAAGTTTTTTAAATCAGTCAACACGGCCCGCGTAAAATGGTCAACGAATAACGGCCATCGCACAGGAATTTTGCAAATAAAAACAGGGATAAGGGATCGCGGATCAGTAAAAAAAGTTAATGGTCTGTAGATTTTGAGCGTCTTTTGCTTTTGGGCTCTATGCAAGATCAATACATTTAATCCATGTTTAATTGCTTTGTTAATCCAGACAATTTGATGTTTATTCAACGTTGGATAATTGACCTGATTTGATTTTAATTCTAACCAAAAAGATTGTCCACGGTAACAACCAAATACATCTGGAACACCTGAAACCGTCAACGTTTCAATTCTGGTTAAAAAATAATTTTGATGTTGTAAAGCTTCTTTTACTTGTTTCCAAAGTTGGGCCTCAGGTTGTGACATGAACAAAACTACAACACATGTTGCAAATTTACAACACAACTTATACGTGTAATTAATTTATGGGTGCGACACTTTTGACTATATGATTATATCCCATTATATCTTATATAGATATTATATGAACAAAACAACAAAGGATAAAAAAATGACAAATGCACAGAGAAGAACAGCGATAAACAAAAAAATAAAATCAGCTAAATCAATTTATATTTACAACGGTTTTGCAGAAGATTATTTCAAATCAACAAAAGATGAATTGTTATCATGGTTTAATTATAGATATAAAAGACAAGCAGAGAGTGGCGCGGGTCAAGGTTATTTTGACGAATTTTTAACTGAAATGGAAAATAATCTTAGAGTTAATGAAAGCGGTGAATTACATTTTAATTAATCTATCGAAACGGGGCATTGCCCCGTCTATGCGAGTGGCGGTCGCATACTGATGAGATGCCAAAACAAAAGGACAAAAAAATGAGTACATTTAAACAGAGACAAGAGGCTAGATACTTGATCTATAAATTTGATCAAGCAACGGGCCTGAGAGATGAACAGAAACATTTTCAATTAAAAATGTCAAAACGTGATCGAGGTAAACACCAGACCGCAATTTCAAATAGTGTCAGGTCTTTTATCGCAGATAAACTAAAAGAGCGTGAAATAGAAAATAAAAAATAAATAAATTACCCCTTGATCTTATTGATGGGATATGATAAGATTAAGGGGTTAAACAAAAGGAGAAAAAAATGAGTAAAAAAATATATCTAAGATCAACTAAAAATCTTTATTATAAAGATGAAGACGGAATAAGAGTATTTTATTCTTATTCAACACCAGTAGCGTTTGTTGATGATCAACACAGATTTTATATTAGTCAAAATGTTTGGTCGGTAACAACAGCAAAACATCTTAATTGGATCGAAGACTTTAATGGTTATGCCAGAAAAGAGTATAGAATTAAAAACTCTATATTTGAAGATGAATTAAAAAAAGCTCAGGGCATAAATCCAGATAAACCAAAAAACGATGTAATAAAAACGACCGCCATGGTTTCAAAACTTTTTGGGTTACTATCAACAGGGGATGAAAAATCAATAGAGCAGAAAAAAAGATTTTTTGAAATTGCGGGTTGTACGTTTCCTGAGGATTGGGACAGCCTAAGTCTCGAAGAAAAGACAAAAAGAATAAACAACGCTGAACAATTTGGATTGGAGGGTAATTAAATGCATTTAGACATTTTAGATAAAGCAGATCAACTTCATGATGACGTTATCGAAGATATAATGCAAGATATAAGAGATCTCAGAGACGCTGATTTCCATGTATGCAAGCATAGCGAATGGCAGGCAAAAGGCGAACCAGAGACTGAGGAGGATACAACTTGTAGTTGTGAAGAATTTGATAAGGTGATTGATAAACTTGAAACATTAAAATATGGGGGTCAAGGATGAAAAAAATTAGGATTATTTGGGGCACTGAGGCAGTAAGAAAAACAGAAAAACCAATTAAAGGTTACACAGACAAAACATACACTTTTAAAACGGATGATGAATTAAATGCATTTTTAGAGGGTGTAAGTGAGGGCAACGGATGGCTAGAATATCAAACATTAGAAAAGGGGGAAAAATGGAATACGGCTCAGCAGAAATAAATATAAAAAAATCTAAAGGCATAATTAAAGTTACTCACGGCTCATGTAATTCAACGCTCGCGGAATGGGTCGCGAGCAAAGGAGACTGGAATAAAATTTGGGCCACAATAGATAAACTTGTAAAAGACAATAAAGGCAGAAGAGCGGGATGGCGTGATTTTTCGGAAGACTAGTTTAGAATAATTCTAAATAAGGTGCGACACTTTTGACCATTGTATATCTTATTTACATGGGATATGATAGGAGAATAAATGAAAAAACATAATGGAGGAAAAAATGAGATACGAACAAAAAAAGTTTGAAGGTTACACAGAGGGGCAGATGGCTAGAGAGATTTTAATGAATGCTATTGCAGAAGCTCTGGACACTGAAAACAAACATGTAAGAACAGAGTTAGAGCAAATCGGTGATGAGTACACATTAGGAAAAATGTTAAGAGTTAGAAAGCATTTAGCAAAATTAGCTCATAAAATATTTTTCAAATATGGACACAAAAAAGATTTTGATATGAGTGGATCACCACTGGTTAAAATTTTTGATGGCTATGAATGGGAAGATCCAAGATAATAAAAAATAGGAGAAAAGATGATAGCAGATCAAGAATGTAAACAAGCTTTAAAATACTTTAACACAGGCCAATGGCTTCAGTTAGAAGGATCAATTGGAAGATGGGTTAATGAATTTTTAGAATTAAAAATAATCTTACAAGATAAAAAAAATGGAACTGTCTCAATAGTTGATGGTTATGGAAGGCCCGTTACTTATAATAGGGGTCATATAGATTGGGACAAAGTAAATCAAATAAATGAGGAGGAATAGACAATGATGGACATAGAAACAATTGTTGCTCTCAATAAGCAGGCGGGCAACAAAGCAAAAAGACATGGAATGAAACCTACAACTTTTGAGGGCCAAAACTTGAGTGTGAAAAACTTAGGGGAGATAGTAAATTTAGGAAACTATATTCCCAAAGGTTGGAAAAGGCTTAATATAAAAAAATATGTAATGAGTTGGGAATTACCTTACTCACATAAAATATTAAATAAAGGTGGTTTATTTGTCGATAGTAGCGGATTGGGACTACCAAATGAGCCCGCTCTTACTGTTGAACAATTAATTAGTTTAATGGCTAAGTTATTAAATAACAGACCATCATTAGGTTTTGGAATTATTTCAGAAGGCCAGTTTCAATTAACAATTGGAGTTTTTGAATGTCAGAATTAATTGAAATATTTTTTGGAATAATTGGGTTTGTTGTTTTGTTTATAATCCTTGTAGCTGTAATAGGCTACAAGGGTTTTTTAATGACAAAAGAAAAGGCTAGAGAACAATTTAAACAATTTCACTTAACAAAATCATTTAACAAAAACAGAGGAGAAAACAAGAATGAAGAAGTTTAAAGTTAATATAGAAGAGTTAGGATATGAAAATATAATTGAGGCTGAAAATGAAGATGAAGCTGAAGTAGAAGCTCTTGTAGATTGTAAAATGAATTTACAGGAATATGTGACAGCGACAACAGAAGAGATAAACTGAAGGGAAAAAAATGAGTAACTTAAAAAAAAATTATTATGCTTATGATGATGGAATAAATGCAGATGAATTACAAGATTGCATAATACAAGAGTGTGAGAGTACGGGTTTAATTATAAGTTATGACGAAGATTTGGCAAAAGATGTAGATAGGGATCATGCTTTCATTCTAGAAAATCCATACAAGGAAAAATTAAAAACAATTCTAAATATTTGCGATACCAATGCAAAACAATGGAATGAAGTTGAACACGACCCCGCAGATGAATTTAAAAAAATATCAAAAATAATTAGGGAGGGTTTAGAAATATGAAAAGTAAAAAATATAATTATGTAACCCGAGACATGATAAAAAAAGATTGTTTTGAGGGTTTAAATTTTGCTGAAGATAATGCAGTAAAATTTGATGATCAAAACGGGGCCATAAAGGTTTTATGCTATTGCGAGACAAAAGAATTAGCTAGAGGCATAGCAGAGGCCCTGAATATTTTAGATAATCTTGAATATGATGGTATAAAAGTTCTTGCAAATAAATAATCTTATGATATCTTATGGGAGGAAAAGAGAAAATGAAATATACAATCAATGTAACTGAAGAAGATATAAAAGACGGTGAACCTGGACAATGTAATACTTGTGCAATATCTCAAGCTCTAAAAAGAACTTTTAAAGTTGATGAGGCTTATACTGAAGTTGATGGTGGAGATATTATTTTAACAGTTAATGAAAAAAAATATGAAGTTGATTACAAAAATGAAAGTGATGTTTTAGATTTTATTCATGATTTTGATCAAGTTGATGGTTGGTCAAAGGTAAAACCAATAACTTTTGAAATTATAGAGGGCCATTATGAATGATCAGACAAGACATGGAATAGATCATGTTCAATCAAAAAATAAAGCAAAAGGATATAAAGATAAAACAAAAAAATTATTTGAGGAGTGGTTAAAAAAGTGTCCAATTATTTATGACACTAAGGATGACAACTCGAATGATGAAACAGTAACAATAAATTTTAATTTAAAAGAAAGGAGGTAAATATGTTTTTAATAATAAGAGAAAAGACTTTCGCAAATAATGAAAGCGTTTTCAGTATTGCGGGGCAATATAAAACAAAAGATATTGCGGAAGAGAAAAGATCAGCATTTAAAGTGATCGAAGATAAGGGAGACGTGTTTTTTTATATTTGTGAAACACCGTTACACTTAAAAAATGAAGTCAAATAACAATGCAGGAGGAAAAGATGTCTACAAGAAGTAATGTTGCAATAATTGATCCCGCAACAAATAAATTAAAAGTAATATATGTTCATAGTGATGGGTATCCTGAGGGAGTTGGGGTATGTTTGCATAAATTCTATAATACCTATGATAAAGTAAATGAGTTAGTAAATTTAGGTAGTGCATCATATTTAGCAGATACTTTGGATGAATGTTTTTTTTATGGAAGAGATCGAAACGAAGAAGATAATGGCCCACAAAAATTTAGAGATGAATGGATGTATTTTAATTCTATGCGGGGTGATTTCATGATTGAGTACATTTATATTTTTAAAGATAATGAATGGTACATATCAGAATGTAAATCTGTAAAAAAACCAAAAGATACATATGGTGGTGAGGGTGTTTATTATTGGACTAATCCAATGCTTTTAACGAAACATAAAGAGTTTAAGGTGTCGGAAACTCCAAAACATACTGAGGTAAAAATGATATCTCAAATAGGAAAAATGTTATCCAAAAATTTTGGGGAGGATAATATTGTAAAACAAGGTTTAAAAGTAAAAAAACTAAATTAAATGAATTGGGGCAGTGGCGGGCCTCAGGCTTTACTCCAGAAGTCTATGCAAGTTCACGCTGAAAAGGGTTTTGTGTCATGTACTACCTTAAAAGCAATGTGTAATCAAATTTGTGTCCGCCACATTAAATTTTTTTTATTTCTTTAATTACTGAATTAGGTATTATAGTTGTGTTTCCAATGCTTTCAATATCTAAGCCATTTTCAGAATAAGAATAATCTCCAAAAATTCTGGTAACTCCTTTTGCTTGACTGTAAAGATGGCCTTTTGTAATGCATGTTGCGAGTTTTGATTTTTTTAGTTCTTGAAAACTTGACCATGAACTATTTGATACGATATCGTACCACTCCACGGAGACCATGGGATATCTTTCTATTTCAGTTTTAGCTCTTTTATTTAACGTTATTTTTCGTTTTGACATTAACTATTCCAGTATTTACTTTTAAATTAGAATTATGTTTTTTATTAAAAAGAAATATAAATTCTGACCAAGTCTTATTTTTGAAGCTCTTTTGTCTCTTCGGCTTCGATTTCGATGGTTTTGGCGTTGTAACCATCAATTTTTTTTGACAATTCACTGAGTTTTTTTTCAAGTTCAACACGGCTCATTCCTTCTAAACCACTTACTTTAACTTCTCTCTTATCAACATACAAGCCCGCTAATTGGCCTGATCTATATTCAGCCTGTACAGATACATTAAATTGTTTACTCTTCTCAGCTTCTTTAGATAAATGATCTAATCTTTTAAATCTTTTAAGTTTATCTTTTGAGAATTTATTAACTTCTTCTTCATATTTTTTGTCTAAATATTTTGCTATATGGGGATTTAACCTTCTATTTAATAATCTTGAGGCTATAGCTGAATAATCTTTTTCATTAGCACACTCATATTTGGCCCTTTTACAGGCCTCGGCATATGTAATTTCACCCCAATTTGCAACGAGAATATCACAAAACATACGTTGCTTAGGTGTTAAATCTTTTTCAGATCTTTCAATTTTTTTAATTTGAGGCATAATTTTTTACTATATAGATTATTTTAACACATGATCAACTTTCAAAAAAGTTTAGGTTGCGTTCCCGCAAGAGGTGTCCCTAAGGGACACCATAGGGACACCATAGGGACACCATAAAAACCTACTTAAATCATTGATATTATTGCTTTATTCATCTTCAGGGACATCAGGGACACCATTTTAGACCACGGGGGTACTTTTTATTAATCAAAGGTCTGTATAATCTATATAGGGAATTTTTCTTAAAGACATTTTTAGGGTTTTGTGTTATAATTATAAAGTTTTTTATACTCATAAAAGACCTTTTGTTGGCCCGTTGTCCGTGGTTCTTTTTATCATTTATTTGTCACCACGGGCCGTGGGCCTTTTTCCGTTGTCCATTATCCGTTTTTATTGTATAAATAAGATGTGTTTATTAACACTCATTTAGTATGTAACATGCCCCTGAGGGTTTTTCTCATTTTATGCTCTCAATTAGTTAATTTTCCCTCAGGGGTAAAATTTATAAGACCACCATGACTATTTTTTTAAATTTACCTCAGAAATTTTAAACATAATTTCTCTCCTCTCACTCGAAGAATTTGCACTCCTATAATCTTTATATAATTTCCTATATTTTACCCACGATCTCTGTAATTCGGTAAACTTTATTGACCCATTTTTTACCAGTTTTATATACCGATCATGTACGTAATCAGGATCAAGGCCCGCGCACCAACAAACATTTTTAAAATTTTTACCATTATCTAATATCCAATCATGAGCATCTTTTTTAAGATAACTTTCCTGTTTAGAGCCAGATAGGGTACTTACATCTTCAAAAGCCTGCAATAATACGGCTTGAAATAATTTTTCTTCAGGGGACTTAGTCTTTTCAACCACGGTCGATGATATCCTAATGCCCAAAAGTTTTAACAAGTTTGCTGAGTAATTCACGGTGAAACATTTTAGTTTTAGGAGAGAAGGCCATTTCTAACGAAAAATTGTAATCATCAAGAACCATGTCAATATACTCACTTTTTTCAGGGCCCTCTAAATCACGGCAAAAATCAATATGAGGTTTTTTCTTAAAAAATATTTCCATTTACATCATGCGGAGGGGAAAAGATGATATGGATGATAGCCTCCGCACGAGTAATTTCACGAATGAAATTTGTCAAAAACTTATAAATCATATTCAAATAACCAACCTCTAAAGTTAAATTAATTTAAATTTTCGTTTTTAGTGAAGATAAAGAGTTTAACCCCTCTTTTTCATTTAGGTGGTTAGGAATACGATTAATTAATAAATATAGGATAAAATTTTATAATGCAACTGATTTTTTTGGTACAATTTAACTGAAAAATCACATAAGGGGTTGAGGGCGGTTAGGTTCCCGATTAACTAATCGCTCTCAAATAAGGCCCAGTCTCCCAGGCCTTATTTTGCCGATCAGCTATTTACCGTTCAAGAGTTTCTTTCCTTGACTAAGTAAATTCTCTCTAGTTTTATCGTACGATGAGTTGTTCTTTTTAGAAATTTTTTTCACTTCATCATCCACAATTTTTGCAATCATAGATGCGGGCTTTCTAAAACCATGACTACCCATTGCACGCAAAATGCAATAGGTATCAATGTCAACAGCGCACGATTTCCATTTGTTGATGTCCATCTTCTTTCCTTTACTTGTTTTCGTCTTCTCTATCTTGATATTCACGATCTAAAAAATATCTCGTGAAATTTATTTTGTTATGAACATTTCCGTTATAAACTTTATCAAATACTCTGATAAAATCCTCAGTGTTTGTTCCCCTCAATAACAAAGCAGATTTTGTTTTAAGAGCAGTTTTAAAACGTTCCCACTTAAATTTAGGATGTTCTGATATTACCAAGTATGCAGTAATAAAAGGTCTCGTCAAATTTATATTGAAATTATTTTTCATATACATCAACGATGAACCTACATCATTACATCTTTGAAGAGTTTTAATTTTAAACTTACCTTGTTTAAAATCATTTCTTGTTTCTCTCCACATTGAATAACCACCGGCAAGAATAAATACTGCGCATTCTAATGGTAAAGAATATTGCTTAGTCATTGCTTTAACTATGCTATAATCTTTTTTCCCATTTTCAATATGAAAATTTAAGTAAGCAGTCATGGGCCAATTTTTTCTATTGGCGTTCATAATTGCAACATCGAATTCATTTTCGAATTTGCCTCTTATATATCTGACTGGTTTACCCAACTCTTTTCGAGCTTGTAAAGTATGTTGACCATCAACAACTTCATCATTCTCGTTTATAAAGATAGGAAGATCTAAATCTTTTCTCTTCATCTCCCTAACTAGTCTCTGCACGTGCGCTTCATCAATTGCACGATTTCCTTTTACAGTTTTAAACATACTGTAATCACGCGTAACATAAATTATGTTACTTTCGCTTTTTTTGGTTTTTGACATTATACCTCACTCGTGTTTTTTGCATCAATTTCACTATGGACTAAATCAGATGCTGTCCAATCGTTTAATGGATAGACAGCTTGACCATCAAGGACTAGCGGAACTTTTGCAAGTTTTTTTATTTGATCTTTAAAATGATAGTCGGAAGCCTCCATTGGCTGACCATCAATTGTTAAACTTTGAGTTTCAGAAAGCACCTCGTCCATTTCTTTAACCCAACTATTAAAAGCATGAGATTTAGATTTTATACTCATAACCTCCTTTGCTGTTAATTTTGACATATATCTTTTTCATCTTTTCCATGATACCCTCTAAGTAATTTTAATTTTTAATATAAACATTTTAATGGGATATGCAACAAAAAAATATTATAGGATAATATAGGAATTTTATGAAATTTGTTTTAGTAATGTATGTTTGTTCTATTCTTTCTCAATCATGTGATAATGGAAGAATTCCATCGCTTGAGTTTCAATCTCATAAAGAATGCTCATTAATGGGCTATAAATTAGCATATATGAGTGTATTTGAGATGGAGGATAGAAAAGTAAATATTGAAAAAATTGCCGTAAAATTTGAGTGTAGACAGGTAAATGTTTTTGAAGATCTAATAGTTCCTAAGAAAAAACCCAAAGTAGGCGCATAGTTGCAATCTAGTCACAATTTGATATATAATAATACATGAAACTGTATCGCGTCCAAGCAAAATATAAGGGGATATTACTTGATGAGATGCTTGAGGCTAAGAGTGATGCGGAGGCTCTTGACACGTTTGCTACGAAAGTTGAGTCAGGAGACGTAATTGAAAAAGAGGGTGGAGGATTTGTTGATCCAAACCGTCTTTATATAACTTTCGAGGAGGTAGACAGGGATGTGCTTACAAAAACTGGTGTCGGAGAAACTACAGTTGGAGTCAAAATGGGCAAACCAAGCGTTGCAACAGGGCCGAGTAACAACTGATATGAAATGGATAGACATCAAAATTAAGGATCTTAGAAAACAAATCAACGATCAAAGCGTTGAGGATGCAAAAAAAGATCTTTTAGACATAGCTAGCTAGACTAGCAAATTATTTCAATTTATTTCATAGGGGACTTGTCTGCCCAAAAAAACAAAAACCCATCAAATCCCAGAAAGCTGCGAATTGTCGCACCAAAAATGAAACACCCTAAAATTTCATCGCTCTAGAATTGAATAAAATTTTTTTTTCGCAAAAAAGTGAAAAATCAAAAATGCTATAATAGGAGATAAAAAGTTTTTTTATAAATTTTTTATTAGCTATTAAACATCGTGAATATGATCCGGCTTAACAACAGGAGTAACTATGAGTGAAAAAACCATAAGTCAAACTTTAACAAAGTTAGACTCAATGATGGCTACGTTAGATGTTAAATTTAACACCGCCAAAAAATATAATGATTGCAATTCAACATTGCCAAGTGTCCTTCCGTATATAACTAGGGATGAAGCTCAAAGGGCCTACCGCCTTTTGACAAGAAAGTTTGGAAGAAAACAAACTAGACACCCCTTTAAAGATAAATGGTTGAATAGAAAAATGCCTATTCAAATTTATGCTAAGGAACCGAGAAGATGTTGGATCTGTTTATCTGGTGATCCATCCACTTTGCATAATGGATGGAGAAGGTTAATCCATGATGTATCACATATGGTACATAAATGGTTAAGACCTAGAATGAACCACCATTGCTATCAACAGGCTGAATTGGAATTGGACATGATAAAATTTGTTCAAGCCAAAGGTTGGTTGAATGGTACACTTAAGAAAAAAACAATTGTTCTCACACCCGAAGAAAAAAAGCAAAAGAAAATAAAACATTTGGAAGCTTTGATAAAAAAGTGGGAACGAAAAAGTAAAACAACTTTAACTTATTTAAAGAAATATAAAACTAAGTTAAAGAGATTAAATAAATAATAATTGCCGGATCATGTTCACAAAATTATAAGGAAAAGATATGACTTTTGAATGGAAGCACCCGAACTATTATAAAGAATTAAAAGAATTAAAAAAAGAACTAGAGGAAAAAGAGTTAAAAGAAGAAGAGGAGAGCGAAGATGATGAAAAAAATGATTAATTATTCCTTGGCTTCACCCCAACTTTTCCCAGTTGCTACATCAACTGTAAAAGGCACCTTAAGATTTTCAATTGCATTTTCCATTTTATCTTTAACTATTTTAATATCATTATCAGATCCAACTGAAAAACATAATTCATCATGAATTTGTAAAATAGGTAGTTGCCCCGCTTTGTGGCAATCTATCATAGCTTGTTTTGTTTGGTCAGCCGCGGAGCCTTGTATTAATCTATTTAAAGCTTTGTAAGTAAATGCTCTTCTTATGTTATTTCCATAAATTGCCTTAGCCTCCTCATATTGCATAGCTTTGTTCATTCCGAAGGTAGATGGCTCCCACATGTCAAATCGGCATTTACGACCCCTTATTGTGCGAATAAAGCCGTATTTTGATGCACTATTAGTAACCTCATTAGCTAATTTTTTAACGAATGGTACTCTATCGTTGTATTTAATTAATAATCTTTCAGCATTCTCTTTATCTATACCTAATTCTTTTGATAATTTTGCTTTTCCCATGCCATAAAATAATCCTAAATTAATTGTTTTAGCTTGTGTTCTTGATATACCCGCCATATCAGCCACTAGTTGATGGAAATCAGCCTCTTCATTTTGGTAAGATTTAATAAAATCATCTGCACCTGTAAATTTTTCGTTTACGGAGGCCGCGTAATGAGCAACTAAACGAGGCTCTTGTTGAGAGTAATCAAAACTACCCCATTGTCTACCCTCTTCGGGTAAAAATAAACTTCTTATCTTATCTCCAAACTCTTTATTACGAGCGGGAATTTGTTGAAGATTTGGATTTGAATAGGATAATCTTCCTGAAACAGTTCCTCCCTGATCAGATCTTAGTTGATTTATTTCTGAATGTATTCTACCTTTGTGAACATAACGTTGAATTGAATCTATAAATGTTGAATGGAATTTATTTATTTCTCTTGCTTCTCTTATTAGTTGCGCTATCGGGTTACTACAATTTACTAACCAATTTTGTGTAAAACTGGGTTCTCCGGTTTTCGGTGTCCGTGGGTATTCAACACCTAATCTATCAAATACCTGAGCTACACTCCTTGCGGCCCAAATATCTACCCTTATAGTAGTTTCATCTTTAATTTTTTTTAATAAAATATTTTCCTTTGTTTTAAATTCTTTTTTTAACAAGTGAGCTTTTTCTTCATCAATTCTTATTCCTCTTCTTCTCATGTCAATTAGTATCGGCAACAGCTCCATCTCCATTTCCCAAACATCGTTTAAACTCTGTTTAGTTATTTCACTTTTAAAATATTTCCAAAGACGTAGGGTTAAGCCCGCATCTTGCTCAGCATAGAAGCCTACGTAGCCCGCAGGCAGTCTCCAAAGGTCTGCTTTAGGATCAATTCCCCATTCTTTAGCTTTTTCGTTCAAAAACGTTTCATTTTTAATTTCACCTAAATAGTCTTTAGCGCAAGCATTTAAACTAAAACTAAATCTATTTTCGTTAACGATTGCGGCCGCAACCATCGTATCTACTATTGGGCCATTTATTTCAAAGCCATTAACTAATAACCAACCAACATCATAACTTGCATTGTGAAAAACTTTTGTTGCAGGAGTTTTTAAAACATCCTGCATCCATGCGGTTGTAATACCTAAATCCATATTACCACCTGCATCATGCTGAATCGGGAAATACCATTGTTGATCAAAGGCAGCTACAGCAAAACCCACAATAGCACCATCAAAAGTTGCCCAACCTGCACCTTTAGTTTTTATATTAGGATCTTTTGTTTCTAAATCTATAGCAATCTCTTTTGCTTGAGATAAGTCTGGATATTCACTTGGGGCAATCCAATCACTGTCATTGTAAATAAAATTTAATTGATGGGTCATTTATTTTCTTCTTCATCTTTTAGAATTTTATTAAAAATAAAATAAATTATTATTGATGCAAAAATAATTGAAACTAATCCTAATAAAAACATTCCTAACCCGTGGAAAAAAGTCATTATTTATCTTTCAGTTTTTTAATCTCTAATTCACAATAATGAATTATTTTTTCTAAATCTTCTATTTTGTTTTTAAATAAATATCTGCAAACATATTTTATTACGTTTCCCTGAAAAAAAGATAAATTGTTTTTTGATATAAATTCATATGGTTGAATACGGAATTTTTTATAATGAGATCCTCCCACCTGCCTATCTTGTGGAAAAGCATCATTAAATATATCTTTATTTGTCATAATTTAAATTCTTGAAGAATTTTTAACTTTTCCTCTGCAGTTGCTATTTTTTCTATAAGCTTATCAACCTCGTCAATGTGTTGTGGATGTTCACCTATGCCTACTGATTTTTCTAAATATATCTTCAAAGTCGCATCAGCCTCAGAAATTTGGGAATTATATCTGTCTTCTAATGCAGTTATTATAGCTTTTTTAAGTCCGTCCATAATTTGCCTCGTAAGTTTTAAAATATCTCCCTAACGGAAAATTGTATTGATGGTATGTCCCTAATAGATGTAAAGTTCCTTTTGATCGAGTTGCTCCTGTATACCAAACTCTAAGTTCTTTTGCTTTTTCTTTACTATTCTTTTTTTCAAAATGGGATGGAAAATTACATTTACTTGATAAAACAACGTTATCTGCTTCGCCTCCTTTAACTTGATGTATTGTATCAATTATTATTTTAGGCGGTTGAGTAAGATCTATCTTTTCCTTCATAAGTTTTTTAAAATATTGCTTATCCCTATCTTTAAATTTTCTTTTGAAAATATCAAGCCAATTTCCTCTTTCCTCTCTCATACCTCCTCTTAAATGTAATTCGTCAAAGTTAAATACTTGATTCGGATGGGCAAAACTCCATTTTTTGCTTTCTTGTGATCTATATCCGTGATCAATGTTAAGTAAATATTCATACATAATGCAGGCCTCTTCTCTAGTGATAGAACCTCCCTCACATATTTTTTGCCAATATTCTATGGCCTGATACTGATTTATTTCAAAAGACTTATTACCTTTTACATCTTGAAAATATAAAGACATTTCTTTTGCTTCCTGTTGTAATTCTTTTTTTACATCATTAATTCTGGCCAAAACTAACCAACTACCATCTATTTCCCAGGGCACTTTCTTTAAATTATTCCAATAATATATTTCACCCTCTTTTTGGTTTGAATAAAACTCCTTCTCTATTCTATTATTCTTCATCCCTAATAACAGACATTTAGAAAAAAAATGCACTTGTTTATTTAATCTTACTGATTTTTTTAAAATTACATTTTTACCAGGAAAATTTTGAAAATGTTCTACATCAGCCCCGTTCCACTCGTATATAGCTTGATCATCATCTCCCGCAATATAAACTCTCCAAACATTTCTCGCTAACTTTACAACCATATCCCATTGTAAAGGTGTGAGATCTTGAGCTTCATCTACCATCAAAACTTTTATAGGAAGACCCCCACCATCAGAGATAAATTTTTGCACCATGTCTGTAAAATCTAATCGATCCGGTGTCCGTTGTCCGTTTTCTAACTCCATGGTTTTAAAATTTTCGTATCCTGCAATAATAGATTTAAATTGCTGTAATCTAACACCTTTTCTTGTTTGTTTTTTATATAGAGAAACTGGATCTACCTTCATATTTCTTGCACGATCATACAACTGCAAAGACCAATTATTATATACCTTTTGATCATCCCAACTTTCTTTAAAATTAATTTTTATTGTTCCGTATTCAGTATGAAAATTTAATAAATCTACTTTAGGATCTAAAACTGGTATTTCAGCAAACTGTTGTCTTGCTAAACTATGTAATGTTCTGAAATATTTAAAACGATCCTCATCAATATCTGAAAATTTTTTTCTTATCCTGCTTACACATTCATCTACGGCTTTATTGGTAAAAGAAATGTAGCAAATATCTTCAGGTTCAAATCCTTGTTTTAAAAATCTTTGAACTCTTTTCAATAAGTTTTCGGTTTTTCCTGTTCCGGGAGGCCCAAAAATTTTAATTGTCTTCCCATGCAGCTTTTGTTTTAGTGAACGTGACATTTTTATTTTTATGCTCTGTTTGTTTTGGTAAATTTACTACCCAATGACGAGTATCAATATTTTGAAATTTCTTTTTAGGTTGCGCTCCTCCTTGTTCAAGAAATTTTGTGCAATCTCTTTCAGACCAATTATACCCCATCTTTTTCATAAATTTTCTAAATGTTTCTAATTTGAATCTCATTTCCACTTTATCTATCCATATATTACCAGAATCTATTTGATCAAATTCAGTTGTATCTTCTGTATCTTCTAAAAATTGAGACATCCTAGAATTAAATACATCTTCTCTTTCCTCATGTGCATCAAATCCTTCCATATCTTGTTTATTAGTAATTAATTCTTCTAACCAATCACGGTAAGGATCTGGATCTCTTTTAGATGGTTTTAAAACTCTCCAAACAATATCGTAATTTAAAAGTTGTTCACCTAATAATTGTTGTTGATATAATTGTTTAGTAGATAGTCTAATAGATTTACCCTGTATTGGTAAAATCCAATATGGTTCAGGATAAGAATTGACTTTGAGTAATTTACCTACCTCAGGTAAAGCCTCGTTCGCACCAATTCCAAATTTTCTTTTTATACACTCACTAGAAACACAATGCATTCTAGCAATAGATGTTTTACATTTATATGCATATTCTTTATTTTCAACACCTTTAAATATATTTTGTAATTCTTTTGGGTGTAATTTTTCTGTGCAAACTTTTGTCATCATTTCTCTTGTCCACTCTTCGTACATAACAGGATCTGGATTTATTTTTTTTGCTAACACTGCAACATTAAACATCGCATCATTTCTTCCCTCACCCTTTACAACCTTATTTTTCATAAAGTTAACCACACAAGGAGGGTAATCTTTTGTTTCATCATCTTGAAATATTTTTAATTTTTTAAACTCTGCGGGTGTAAGTCTAAATTTGCTTACAAAATCATATAAGTTTTCTATTTTTATTGAATTACAATTATCATCCATTGCGACTCGTGTAGTCATGTGAGCCTTTTGGTAAGGTAGGTTAACAAAATTACCTTTTCTTTTTTCATCCCAGTTCTCAGGTGTTAAATCAACTTCATCTTGTGCAGGAAAAATATCGGTAGTGGTATCGTTAATACCTAAATCGGAAGCGATTTGAATAAGTTTTCTTCGCATATCTGATGCTGAAACAACACCATCTATGTGTAAAATTAAATGTAACCCGTTAGACTTTGATCTATAGGGTACTAGTGGGTATCTTCTTTTTCTGATGATAGAAACAAGGTCTTGATGCCGTATATTATAACGATCAACATCGATGACCCCCCAATTACATGTATTATCATCTCTGATAGGGACAGATCCATAATAAGCTTCTCCTTTTAAATGTTCTAACCAATGATCTTTTGTCATTGATGTAGGTTCAAGCCAATGTTTGAATTCTGCCTTACCCTTGGAATTTTTTTTACCTGTAGGCTTGGAAACACCAAAATATGTATTGGAACCCTGGAAGAGTTCTACAAACTCTTCCAGAGTCTTGTCAAGTATCTGCATACTAGAAAGGTGTTTTTTCTACGGTCTCTTCTTTATCGTGATTTACTTTAACAGCTCCCTCTTTACATGTTTTATGAAATTCAAACGCACCCTGTAATACATCACCAGAGTTTACAGTTCCGATATGTTCTATTTCCCATCCATACCAAGAACCTAAATTGTTTTTTTCTAAAACAGTTTTAAGGTTGTACATTTGTGTAAATGTACCAGGTTTAAAAAAGCTCCCATCTTTTCTTTTAGCCCTTACAGACATCATCATAGAATTCCACTTTTTAGATTTTTTTCTCTGCGTGGATTTCATAGTAATTAAAGCCGTACTAGCAACATTTTTATCATCTAGAACGGTAACGTAATGAGATGCTGTCTCTTCAACATAGTTACCATTAGGCAGTCTATCTTTATTTTTATCATCTCTAGTTGTTTTAGACATGATATCGCTATCAGCAGGATAAATATTAACAGGTGCTGAACTACCTTCCATACCCCTATCTTTCCACTCTATATATTCTAATTTATAAAAACATGGAATTACAGTTACCCCTTTTGATCCATCAAATAGTTGATTGGTTACTGTGTTAAAAATCATACCAGGTCTTGCCTCTTGTATGAATTGAGAATCTCCTTGTGTTACTTGTGGAGATAATTGTCCAAGAATTTTTAAAAATGGTAGAGCCAAACTTTTTGAATCTACATTATCAAATCCTTGATCTGCAAATTGTTCAATATTAACATTTGCAATTGCGCCACCTTTTTCTTTGATAGCGACTTCTTTTTGATCGTTAGTCTTCATCGTTATTTCCTTTTATTTTTTCGTTAGTTTTGTTTTATTAGCAATATACACCCCAAACATATCGAAAGGAACTTCTTTTCCTTTTTCAACTTGTTCTTTTACAAAGGCTTTCAAAGTCATAGGTTCTACTTTTTGTTTTTGTGTGTATGAAAAATCTAATTTTTCACACAGATCAATCAAAACAGATACCTGATTGTCTTGTCCTTTATCTATATTTGCTGTTAAAACATTTTTGATCATGTCACCATGACCATTATTTCTAAGCCAATCAAAGGCTTCATCATTACGAGATTCAGGAATTTTAGCGGCATAAAAAGGTTTTACTTCTACCTTCGTGCCATCAGATAATTCCAGTTTCTGAACACCTGCCTCTTGCATCATGTCCGGAATTATTCTTTCCTCATATGATTTAGCTTTTTGTTTTAGCTTTGAAATTTCTTCTTCTTTCTCCTCAATACTATCTTGAAGAGTTTTTAACTCATTACATTTTTCAGTTATAGAACTCACGGTATTATTGTCTAGTTCTATGTTTGAAAATTGTTCTATATTTAATTGATTTTCCATAATCATCCTCCTCCCATATTCATAATATTTTTATTTACAATTGCAACAAAAAAATGTAAAAATAATTTTTGATATGGAATGGAAATACCCCTATAAGACAAACCCTTTTGATCACCAAAGAAACGCATTAAAAAAATCTGCTGAGACTCAATCATTTGCATATTTTATGGAGATGGGCACTGGAAAAACTAAAACAGCTATAGATAACATGGGTTATTTATACCTTAAAAATGAAATAGATACAGCCCTAGTGATTGCACCAAAGTCAGTATACACAATATGGTGTAAAGAAATAGATATACATCTACCAGATGTAGTAGTGAGAGATATTTTTCAATGGAAGGTTGATAGGCCTAAAAATTGGAATTGGTTTGAAAAAAGTAAAAACTTAAAAATATTTCTAATTAATGTAGAGGCACTAAGTAACAAAAACGGTTTTAACACAGTTGTAAAATTTCTTAAAAAATTTCCAAAAAATTATGTCGTTGTTGATGAATCTACTACAATTAAAAATCCAAAAGCAAAAAGAACTAAATTTATCTTAGAACTTAGAAAATTAATTAAGTATAGAAGAATTTTGACTGGATCACCAGTAACTAAATCACCTTTAGATTTATATAGTCAATGTTATTTTCTAGACCCAAAACTTTTAGGTTATGAAAGTTATTATGCGTTTAGGAATAGATACGCTGAAATGCAACAAATACAAATGGGAGCAAATCGTTACATATCTATTCCAAAGTTTTACAAAAATATTGAAGAATTAGAACATAAACTCGATGTTTTTTCATTTAGAGTTCGCAAAGATCAATGTTTAGATTTAAAACCAAAGGTAAGGCAAAAACGTTTGATACAACTAACTGGAGAACAAGGCATATTATATGAAAAACTAAAGAGACGTGCGTTAGCCGTTGTCCGTGATACTACAGTATCTTTTACAAATAAACTTTCAGAAATTGTAAAACTACATCAACTTACTAATGGTTTTATAAAAGATGATGATGGTAATATACAAGAATTTGGTAAAGCAAAAATTAATGCATTAGAAGAAATAATAGATGAGACAGATGATAAAATAATTATTTGGGTAAATTATCTTCATAACATTAGACAATTAAAAAATTTTTTATCTGAAAAATATGGCAAAGAATCATTTGTAGAAATCTATGGTGAAACAAAAGTAAAAGATAGAACTAATGCTATTGAGGCCTTTCAAAACAATCCTAAAGTTAGATTTTTTTTAAGCAACCCAACAACGGGTGGTTATGGATTAACTTTGACTGCCGCAAAAACGGTGGTATATTTTTCCAATAATTATAATTTAGAAGTAAGAAAACAGTCTGAAGATAGAGCGCATCGTTCAGGACAAACAGGAACTGTTGTTATAATCGATATTATTGCTGAAAAAACAATCGATGAAAATATAATGAAAGCTTTAACAAAAAAAGGTCAGATAGCTGCTAAAACCTTAGGCGAAGAAGATCTTAAAGATTGGTTACTGTAATTTATTAAATTTTTCTACTCTTTCTAAAAACTTATCTCCATATTCAGATAGTTCAGATTCGTCTAATTTAAATTCTTGATATTGTAATCCTCTAGTGCAAATACTAATAACACCCTGTTCTATGGGCCCATAATTCTTTTTATGTGCTAAATAATACGCTCCTAATTGTAATTTATAATCATCCACCCACTCTTCTCTTTTAGGTTTGTTTGCTTGTTTAAAATCTACTATGGACGGTTTACCGTAAGCCATAGCCACTAAATCAGTTGTCCCCGCAAATTTATTTTCATATTCTAAAGATACTTCGTTACCCCATACTTCATCTATTTTTAAATTTTCTAAAATTATTTTAGCCATCATTCGTGGTTGTTTACCGTCTTCGTTTGCATTGTAATATCCTTGTCCGTTGTACGCGTACTCTAAAACTTGATGCATCTCTGTTCCAATTGTTGAAGCCTGTTTCATTATTCTATCAGCCTCGTTATCTCCAACTTTTCTACGCCAATTATCTAAAAATCTGTTGTCTTTTGTAGCTGATAATATTGTAGTAACGCTTGGAACTTTTGCTTCACCCACTAAATATTTTCTACCGGTAGTATCTGAAAAACGATTATAATGTTTGTAAGGATATTTCTTGATTATTTTCAAGACAACTACTCTTTATTCTTCGTCTGATTGTCCTTTATCTTGAACCCCGACTTCTCTAAGCCTTTTATCAAGTTTTTCTCTATTTCTTCTAAAGACATCTGCGGTTTCACTATTGTATGAACCTGCCTCCTTGAGTCTTTTGATTCCTTCTTTTGTATCGATTTGTTCATCATTTCCTAAATCATAAATTGCAATTTGGTCACCTGCATCACCTGCATACAGAGCCTCCTCAAGTGTATCATAAACTACAGGGCCGTCAAGGTAATATTTACCATCATCTTCATTAAACCAACCCCCTGCTTTAATCTCTCTATCTGTTGCATCTGATAGTCTTTTTAAATTTTGTGCATATTTTTTAACAGTTTCTAATGTAAGCTCTTTTTGTGGTAAAGCAATTTCAGTTAATTTTGTTTCTGCTACAACAAAACCTTCTTTTACAGGATTACCTTCTAAATCTGTTGTAAATCCAAAAGGACTTTTTTTAATAAAATCAAATAATTTTTCTGTTGGTTCTTGTGCTTTTTCAACAGCTTTTTCTAAAATTAAATCTTTTGCCACTTCTTCAACTGGATTTGGATCTTGTGGCGGCTCTGGATCTTCTGGTTTTTTTGGCATTGGTTTGGTAACTATCTCAAAAGATCTTTCTTGTTCCTTTTCAGGTTGTTTATCTTCTTTTTTTTGAACTAAAGCTTCTTTAATTTCAGAACCAATTCCTTGTGATGGCATCAACAAAGCTCTTAACATTCTTAATTGTGGCTCTTCAAAGTCTCTAACATTTATATTAGCATCCTTTAATGATTTCTGTGCTTTGTAACCTATTGCTCCACCAACACCTATCGTGGCAATTGATTGTAATAAAGCTGGTAAACCTAAAACAGGAGCAGGCATTTTATAACCTCGTAATTAATTCAAATATTATCCATGCCATGCCAGCTAATAAACCACCTGCACAACCAATTAATATTCTTTCTATTCTTGAAATAGATTGCTCAATTTTAAATATTCTATCATGTGTTTGTTTTTGCATTATTCTGCAAAGTTTTTCATGAGATTCTATTCTATCTAAAGCTGTTTTACTCATTATGACATACCTCTTTTAGCTAAAGCTGCACCTATTGTATCATCTGGAAACAAAGACTCGTAATTTTGCCTAGCTTGAATTCCCTCTAAACCAGTTGTTCTAGGCATTGGTGCATTTTGTGGTAAAGCAGTTGTTTGAATTATTTCTTCGGTAGGTTGCTCTTCTTGAATTGGAGATCCTTGTCTAGAAGCTTGATTGATTTGTTGTGCATCTACTATATCAATCATAGTAGGAGTGTACTGATCGTCTTCAAAGAATTTTTCATCAAAAATATAATAACCAAATAATCTTGTTATTGTTTGTTTTGCCAATTTTGAATCTTTTGGAACATTTTTTAAATCTAAAAGTTCTTTAAGTCTTTTTGGATCTGTAATTATTTCAGCTAATTGTCTATCAACATCTGATCTTACAATCTTTTTCAAAGCAGTAAACGTTCTACCGGCAACTGTAAATTGACCAAGTCTCGCTCTTATAATATCATTTAATGCAGTTTCAGCTTTACCTATTGTTTTCTGTGTTGATGTTCTAGTAGTTATTTCTAAAGCATCTCTCATTCTTCCTAAATCTAAAATAAATTGAGGATTGTCAGAAAAAGTCCTATCTAAAATTTGTTTATTATTTTTTAAATAATTTGCAAAATTATTAAAATTAAGTTTACCTCTATTGTCTGTAACCTTAAATAACAAATCATCTTTGGCTACAGTTTGAAATGCATTTAATAAATCTTTATCTTGTCGAATTATAGTCATTACTTTATTCAAAGTTGTAGGCGATTTATTGTTATACAAAAACTGAAATATTTTATCTGGATCCATAGCCTCAATTTTACCCTCAGTGGATTTACCTAATTGCTTCATTATTTTATCTCTTTTTAATGTTGCAGCTTCAACATTTTTTGCTAAAGCACCGATCGTTTCAAGTTTTTTTGCACCTGCTTTACCACCAAAAAACTTTTCTAAAGCATATGAATAATCATTTAAAAATCTCTGATGCGCAACCAAATTTACTTTTCCTGTATTGTTAGGGTCTACAGCTTGTTTGTAAGCTCCTAATATTTGATTTTTGTAATCTGTTATTAAACTTGGTCTTTTCTTTAAAATATTATAAACATCATCAATTCTGGTTATTTGGCCAGCTCCTTTTTTGAAAGTCTGTTTGAAAACATCTTCACCCGCAATAACTGGTCTACCATTTTTAGTTGCAATAATTTTAGCGATTGTTCCTCTATATAAATCTTTGTTTTTCTTATAAGCTTTATCCAATTTTAAAAACTCTCTATACCAAACATCATCCGTGCCTAAGTCTTGAGCAAATTGATCTTTTATAGATCCTATTAATTTTGAAACTGAACCCTCAACAGGAGAACCTTCTACTGGCACTATCCCTTTTTGAATCTCCCTGTCAAACCTTCTTAAATCACTTAAAGTATTTTTTAATGTATTTATGTTAACTTTAGAACCTTTGGGTAATTTAAAAAAAGTTTTTATACTTGGATATTTTTTAAATAACGTTTCTCTTTGTCTTTTGTTTAAATCCTTTACAGCACTTCTAATAATATCAGTGTTTATTTTTCGACCCTTACCTGTCTCAAACAAAGCTGTATATTTTTTTGAATATGACTCTTCAAAATCATCATATAGATCGTCAATAACACTTCTTATTCTATCTCCTGCTTCTTTAGCACTACCATCAGGAAATTTTATTATGGCATCAGTCAAATCCGTTTGTGCTGCTTCTAGATTAGCTGTAAGTTTTTTTTGTTTAGGACTTAATCTTTTTACTATTGTCTCTTGAATTAACTCCCCTAACTCATCTGCTGCTATATTGTTTTTTCCAGATAAACTTGTAAAATTATATTGATCTGACATTAAATTCATATAAACATCTAATGCTTCTGCTTGTTCCTTGTTAAATTCATCAAATGTGCCTTTTACACCATATTTTGGATTTGACTCGTAGGCATTTTGTAAAGCAAGAAGTTCCGGATCATCACTAGCTTGACCTAAAGTAAATTTTAATTTTCTTTTTTCGCCAAGTTGTACTAATCTATCGTTTATCTCCATCATTAATTTATTGGCTTGCTCAGCGTCTTTTATTTTACCGCCAAACTCTGATGCATTAATTTTACCAAATCTTCTGAGATCCTTTACCATTCTATATAGTTTAGGTATTGTAATTCCCGCTTGTGTTAAAGCAGCATTTAAAACTGCCATATCTTTTCCTTCATTTTTCAAATAATCAGTAAATCCCTTTTCTGTTTTATTTATGCCATACAATTCATTTCCTAAAGCAAGTCTAGCTGTTTCTAATATTGCCGAGGATGCTGCAGATGTTATTACAGCTCCTGTTGGCCCTGTGGTTCCTGCCGCAAAAGTAGTGGCAATAATTTCTGGAACTATAAATAATCCATAAGTTCCAAACTTAGCTAAATCTCCAGAGTCTAAACCATAGGCATTTACTAATTCATACTTTCCTGATTGTGGATTTAAAAATTCTAATTCTTCTGTTTCTTGACCATATCGAATTGGAACATCTTGATTAAAATAATTACTTAAAACAGTTTTCGCAGCTAAAGCTTTATCTTCATCGTCTCTAGCCAAAGCTTGAGCAAACCCTACCTCTGACAAATTAACATCTGTCTCCGGGTTAATACCTCTCATTTCGGCTATTTCTTTTATAGAGTATTCGGTGTCCGGTATTTTTGGTACATCAAAAGAAAAAGTTAAATCCTCTAAATATTTATCCTTATTAAAATCTTTTGGAGCAAATACATTTACAAAATCTTTAAATCTTACTTTTCCGTTTGCTTGTAATTCCTCATAAGCTTGATTGATTATATCAGTATCATTTGATTCATTATCTTCTATTTCAGTTCTATATGTTGCAAGATTAGAATATTTACCTTGTGGATTAAAAGCTTTATAAAAAGAATAATAATCTATATCTGCTTTTCCTGATAATTTTTTGTAAATTGCCTCAGTAAGCATTTCATCTGTAATCTCTTTACCTAATTCTTTCTCTCTTTCAGCGAGAGCTTCACCGTACATTTGTCTATATTCATCAACATTTGCAGCTTTTAGTAAGGCCATTTTTAATCCTAAAAATTTAAACTACCTGGCATTACGTCATCATCTTTATTTATTTGATAACCACCAAAATAATTATAATTATCTATTAAATCCCTATATTTATTTGGAATATCTTCATCTAAAACATTATACGCTAATTTATACTGATCTATTGCGTTTCTTGTAATTTCTTCTCCAGTTCTTTTTAATCCTGCTAAAAAACTAATTTTATTAGAACTTTGACCTATAGAAGATAAAGCTAATTCAATGTCAGGTACACTAAATCTGCCTCCAGGTTCTCTAGCTTTAGCAATTAAATAAGCTAAATTAATTACAGAAGTTTTCAAACCTTGAGTTTCAGCTGCCTTTAAAAATCTTGTAACTCTTTCATTAACTGTCTTTCTGCCTGATAAAATAGCATCAATTTCTCTTTTTGTTGCATTATACTCAGAGTTAAAAACTTGCATATTAGTTTTCTTTTCTCTATTAATAAATTGTTCTACAAAACCTGTTGTGCCTGTAATTATGCTAGTTAGGTCTGCTGCGTTACCCGTAAATGCTCCTTTAGCGATATCGTTCTCAATGGTACGTATTGTTTTAGCAGCCGCATTTGCAGCTACCATAGATCCATCTGCCTCAGATTTTATTTTTTTCATCCTGTCTATATCTTTCATTTTTAACATCATCTCTATATTACCCTCTATAGGTTTAAATAATTCAGGATTTGCCAACACCTCTGACTTTTTAAAATAACCTGCGCTTGTGTTAAACTCACCAGTATCTAATTTTTTATAAGCCTTTACTAAAGAATCTTCATCTCCAACTGGAGCATATCTTAATTTTTCTTCATCATTTACCGTATATTTGGTTGTTAAAACATCATTAGGGTTTACAAAAGTTTTAACCCCCTCTTTTAAATCAAAAACTCTCATTGGTTTTATCTGAGACTCTTTGCTCGGCACTGGTACATATCTTGGAGTGTTATCAGCTTTTACTTCATTTTGAATATCAAACTCAGTTTTAAAAACTACGTTGTTTGTTGTTGTATCTAAAACCTCTTTTGTTTTAGATATTTTATCTTGTTCTTTAGCTCTAGCTGCATCGTCTATTTGTTTTATATTCATTGCTATATTAGGTATTGGTTGAATACCTTTACCAAAAGCTCTTGCCAAAGAACTTAACTGACTTTCTCCCGGCATAGTTTTAGCTTGTAATAATGCAGAAGTTATAGGGGTGAGTAATAAATTTCTTCTTTCAGTTTGAGAAAATCCACCTACTTTAAATTTTTTAACGTTCGCAGTTTTTTCCCTTGCAAGATAAGCTTTTCTAAACAAAGGTCTCATTAATACCTTATTCATTTAGTTATCCCTGTACACCTGAAAATGCTTGAAACGCCCCTAAACCAGTACCAATAGATTGAGCTAAAGGATTAGCTTGTGGTGCGGTGGCCATTGTTATCTGTGATTGAGTTGTAGGCCCTGCAGCATAAATATTTTTTAAGAATTCAGCTCTTTGGAAAGGTTCAAAGGATCTTTGTAGTTGCGTTGCTCTTTGTGCATCAAGAGTTCTTTGTGCTAACTCTCTTTGAATACCTCCAGCTGCCATCAATTGTTGTAAATCTGATTGAGACATTTGTTGTTCTAACTGACCTAATTGTCCAAGTTGTTGTCCCGCAAGTAATCCAGTTCTTTGTTGATTTTGTGCAGCTTGCAATGCAGTATTAAATCCTGATTGTTGTGCTCTACCCATAGCTTCTAAAGTTCTCCCCTGAAGCTCAGCTTGTTGTACTCCTTCTCTTCCACCACCGAATGCTCCTGATCTTGCTGCCTGTGCAGCAAGTTGGTTTTGAGCCATCTGTCCCTGTCTTGCTATCTCGCCAGTCACATAGGATTGAAACGGATTTAAAAATTGTTGTATCTGAGCAGCTCCTATTGGGGCAGCGGCTTGTTGAGCAGCACTAATACCTTGTCTAACTGCTTGTGATCCAACTCCTGTTCTTCCTGCTTGTCTAATTCCCTGTTGCTCTAAAGCTCCTAAACCAGCTATTTGAATATCGGGTAAACTGACAGGTTGCTGTGCAATCTGTCTTGCAATATCCATTAATTCAATTTTTCTTTCTTCTATACCTGGTGCTTCTCTAACAATTTGTGTAGATGAAGCAGGCATAGAAGGCGCCTTAGGTTTTCCTCCAAATAAACTCATTTATCTAACCATTTCTCCAATTGTACGTGTTTCTTTTCCCATCCCCATTTTTTGGAAACTTTTTCCCATCCGGGTCTGGCCCAAATACTCATTCTTTTACATTTATTTACTTTTGCAAATTGTGTTATTGATTTAACAAATTGATTTTCCCATAGTTCTCTTCTTTTTCCAGTGCAGATAATTACCTCCAACTGACTGTAGTTTGGCATCTCTGTAATTCTTGTTACACCTATACCAAAAACTTTATTTTCTTCCATTTCATCTGACCCAAAAAATATCCAACATTGCATCATATCTTTTTTTAACATATCAAATATATGTTTAGGCTCAGCATATTTACCCGAATAATTTAAAGCCTGCTTTACCATAAACTCTGCGAGTGGCCAAAATTTATCAATGTCAGTTGGCTCTACAGGAATGACATTTACAAGAGGCTTAATTTTTTTTCTTGTCGAGGCCATGTGACTCCTTTAATAAATCAAAAACTCTTTTGTATTTTCTTTGTTGATCGTAAAAATAAGCTGCACCTTTTTCACGCATATCTTTTATGCTGTTTGGATTACCGCCATTTATTATTCCTGCACCTAAAACACCATCAGCTCTTGTTACAAATTCTCCATCAGCTAATTGTGCTAACATCGTATCTTCATCTTTATCACCATTTCCTGATCCATCTTCAACATAACCACGTGCTCTAACATAATTATTTGCATCGTTTTCATCGTGTGAAACTTTCGAAGGTAGATAATTTATACCACCTTCGTTAAATTTTCTTATCTCAGCTAAACCTCCGGTCTTTGCTTTAAATGTTGTTCTCTCAATTGCTATATTACCCATCTGTGCATCGCCTCTATTTTTTGGATCAGCTTCTGGTATGTAAAGTTTTTCATAAACTTTTTCTTCTCCAGTGACTGGATCTATATATCTAAAATCTCTTTTCTCTTGTAAATCTGCTACACCTAGATTGTAAGTCGGTGAAAAAATATCTGTATCTTGAGGATCAAACGCACCAGATAAATATGTTAATGCACCAATACCTAACCCTGCTTTCATAGGATCTATTTGTCTTTCACCCTTAATAATTTTTCCATTTTCAACACGTTGTCTTGTAAAAAAATTCCCTAAGTCTGATATTCCTTTAGATTGGTTTGCACCAACAAAAGGTATGTTTTGAACAATAGGTAAATTAGTAAATGTAGGAATCGATCCCGTTATTGTGCCTCCAAATTTATCTAGTCCTGTTTGAAAACCTGGTATTCCTAATTTTGCACCGCCTTTTAATCCTGCTTGCCCACCATAATAACCTAATGTGGCGCCTATAGCTCCTCCCGCTAATCTACCAAGACCAGAAGCTCCAGCATCTTTAGCTTCTCTGTATCCTTTGTATCCACCGTAGGCTGCTAATGCATAAGGTAAGAATTGTAGCATTTAAATATTTTCTCCTTAGATCTAAAAGTTAAATATTACCATTTTACTCAGTTAGTATCAACTCATCGCCAAAACATCCAATATATCGATGCTCGCCAATATGACTGATTTCATCATTAATATAGGCATGGCACTTACCACCTATATCCCTCCATCGTTTACAAAAAGCAAAATCTTCACCATGATATGTGTTAGTATCAGGGTCAAATAATGTATCAAAAAAGTTATAAAGATTGGTCCTATCCACCAACTCACCGTTAATTATTGTCTTTTGTTTTACTAACAAATGTGGATATTTTTCTATCATCTTTTCAAGCACACTACGCTTAATAAGCATGCATCCTGTAGGGCTATGAGTGACTTCAATAACACCATTATTGACTGTTATATTATCAGGCTCTGCTACCTTCATTGGGTATTGATTAAATGCCTGTGCTAAATCTTTGGGTGATTCTATTTTTTTGTTTTTGAATTTATCAAAACCCTTCTCCCAATCAAAATTTTTAAGAGGGTAAGGTATGGATATGACATCTTTATCTTTTGCAATCATTTTAAATATTGATTGCGATTTAAAATCTATATCAGAATCTACAAATAACAAATGTGTAGCTTTAGAGTCAAGAAAAGCAGCAACACATAAATTTCTTCCTTGTGTAACTAAAGATGATTTTACTAAACTAAATTCTATTTTAACTCTTTTATGGTAACAAGCTTTTTGTAATTCTATCAATGCTTGTGCATAATGAATAGAACAATCACTGTGCACAGGTGTTCCAATAAATAAATGTATGTCTTCAGCCTTTTGAACCCATATAGGCTTACTAGGGTCTTGGTCTTGCATCTAGAGCTCCTTTTAAAAATTTAGTCCACTCATTTGATTTCTTTTCCCAACTGTAAAACTTTTTATAAAAATTTTGTTGATCTTGCAAATGTTCTTGTATTGAAGGTTCATGAAGTTGTGAAGCTGCTATTTGTATTGCGTGAGCAAAGGCATAAGATAAATTTTTGTAATCTTTTTCATAGTTTACATATATTGGCCATTCAGAACAAGTTTCAAACAATGCACCAAAATTAGTTACAATTGTATACAGACCCGCAGACATTGCCTCAACCGCAGATATACAAAACGTTTCTTCAAATATACTTGGGTAGGCAAATATTTGATAATCTGTAATGTGATCTAAAATATATTGGTTTGGTTTATATCCTATATAATTTACATTAGGTAATTTCTTTGCTTGATCAAATAACTCAACAAAATCATTATGATGCGCATCTCTAAACTCAGAACCATAAACATCGCAGCTTGAGTAAACATCTAAAGTAATATTTGGATCTTTGATATATTGCATGGCGCCTAAAATAACATTCAATCCTCGCCATGGAGTAGGGTGAAATAATAATCTGACAGGATCACTTTTTTTGTAAGGTTTTATTTTTGGAAAATTTGTTACACCATTTTTTATGACAACAGATTTTTCTGTAGGTATATCAAAAAAAAATCTAAACTTTTCGTATGTCCAATGTGAATTAAAAACATACCAATCATATTCATTATGTCTTTTTTTATTTTTAAAAAAATCTTGTAGGTTTGCTTGATCGTAAGAATTTTTTTGCCAAAGTATATTTATTTTATCTTTTACTAAAGGCACCTTACCAGGTATGGATGTGCATATTTGAAAATTACTAAGTAAATCTTTGTCTACATACTTTTCTAAAAAAGCATGTTGTAACTCAGTACCGCCTTGAGGTTCCATTATTGGGTATCGCCAGCAACGACTAGTGATGCAACAGTTATTGTATGATCAACTCTTAAATCCTCAGCAACTGTATCTGTCTCAGGATTAGCTACATCATTATCAAATTCCTGTTTAGATTCATATTTCTGTCCTGTTCTTTTGTTAGAAACTTCCTCTTTTGATTTTGCAGGAATTACTGGAACTTGTTTACCATCTACTATAACGTAATTCATTGTTGTTTTTCCTTATCTTCTTTTGGTAAATTTTTTCTTAATTCATCAGCGTAGTGTTTTTCTATAACATTCAATTCACTAAACTCTAATGTAAGACTATCTTTCTTTGTTTTTATGTTTTGCAATCTTGCTAAACAAATTTTACCATTGTCTGATAATTTGTCAGAATCATATTCTTTACCGTCAAAATTAAATTTCATTGAGGCCTTCCTTGTCTGTTGTATTTCTTATAACTTCTTTTCTCATCCTTTGAAAGCTTTTTTTTATGTCTACGTGGACGTTTTCTAGGTTTCGGTCTTGGTGTAAAATTTACAAATTTACGTTTAGCCATTTTCTTGTGATCTATCTATTTGTGCGTAACTAATTAAACCTTGTATTTTGTTACTTCCTGTACCTGCTTGAACGGTGATTGCATCTCCTGCTTCTAAGTTTAAACCTTGCGGTGAAGCATTAACTTGTGACTTTGCTCCAACATCATCTCTAAAAAATTCATATTCTGTATTAGAATCAGAAGAGTCTTTTATATTCATGTGTACTAAAATTGCTGATGATGCATCATTGTTTGCACAATAAATACTTTTAACAATTAAAGTTGCATCAGTTGGGCACGTCAACACTGTTGTTTTATTTGTATTAGTTTGTACAAAACCTTGGTTTTTATATCTTATGGTCATGATAAAAAGTAATTAAACGCATCCTGTTCATTTTTCAAGTCTTGTTGGTACGAAGTGTTAAGTTGATTTTCTACAGTTTCTATCGCTTGGTTTATCTGCCTAAAATTTTCAGCAGAATATTCTGGTTGAGGTTCAGGTATATATACATTTATTTTAGCCATTATCTTCTACCATCAATATTAACGTCTGCCCTAAATGTTCCAAACCTCCAAGTTTCATTTGTAGAAGTATTTTCTATTTTAAGGTTAGCTAATCTTCCACGAACTCTAGTATCAATTTTACTTGTGCTAGTAGTTACATCAAATTGAGCTGTGGTTGTATTACCTGATATTGGAAAATCTTTTGTGTTCAAAGTTACTTTAGCGGTACCTTGTAAGTTTTTAAAATCTGGTAAAAACCTACTCACTCGTAACAAAAATTGACCGTCACCCTCTGTTGGTAAATCAAAATCTCCAGAGGTAACAAAAGCGGGTATCGCTGTAACTTGTGAATTGAGATCAACTTTATTAACACCAACTTCATGTGCATAATAAGTGGTAGCTCCAAAAGTATTTGTAGCACCAAATAAATTTGATGCAGTTGGCACAGCAGTCGGGTCGTACTCTGTTGCGTATGGCACTGCGTATGTAGATGCATCTGCATATGTGCTTCTTGATAAAGTCATTGTAGTCCAAGTATTTTCTATATAGTTATATGTTGCTGATCTATTATTCTGTAAAGATGGATTACTGACTGGAGTCCCAGCAGGATAAAACCATACAATTTCATTGAATAAAGAATTATGAGATGCATATATAATTTCATTAGATGCATAATTTACACCAACATTAGTGCCTGTAGTTGTAAATACAAAATCTTCAATAAGCGAAGGTAAAAGTTTTACTGTACCATCAAATTTAAAAAATCCCCCACCTTTTCCCATCCAAAAGACTTGACCATCTGCATAAACTGCTGCGTGATGACCAATACATCCACAGTTAGAACCAACTTGTCTTATAGAAAAAGTAAAAGGTGGTCCAACAAACTGCATTACGTATGCTGCTTGATCAGTTAAAATTAAATTGTAATCTTTACCAGATACGGCTGCTACTATTTTGTTTCCGGTGTCCAGTCTAAATGTTCCTGCCGTATTTGTAGAAGTTGGAACATATGTCGTGTAGTCTTCTTGGTCACTAAATCTAATAAACATAGGATCCTGAGTTGTTCCATCACCTATTGTAGTCTCAGTACCAAAGTGTACTACGTGCCTATCTCTATCAGAAGTTATTGTTAGTCTTGATGCAGTTGGCGCACCTGACATAACGACAGCTCTTCTTTCAAGTGGATTTGATAGACCTGCATCCCACACCCAAGTTTTACCATCTTTAATTGTGGCAATAAGTTGTTGACCAAAATTATCTAATGACCATGAACCAGGATCAAGTATAACTTGTGTTGATGTACTTCCTATACCCCATGCCACAGTTCCCCATGTGCTTGTGCCCCAACCATAACCATAGGTTTGTATCGTAGGACCAATCTCAACATATGGGTTTATTACTCCACTACCTGTTGCAGAAGTTGACCCAGATGCTGCGGAAGGCATTGTTATATCAAAAGTATTAGCTGCCACATTTAAAACTTCAAATGTATTATTTTCAAAATCAGTAGCTACAAATCCTGCTCCAGTTGGAGGTGTAACTGATGTGAATGTTATATACTCCCCTAATTCTAAATTATGTGATGTTTTGTTTACTGTAACTGTAGTTGATGTATTTGTTGTTGTAAATGTTGCACCAGATATAGCTGTATCAAGAGGAGTAATATCATAAAACGCATCCTCATAATAAACATATAAAGCTTTAGATGTCCCTAGTGCAGCATACTTTCTACCTTCTAAATCATTCCAAGTGTGCTGAGCTCTTGCAGGGCCAGATATTGTTTTTTGACCTATAGCCTCAAAGCCACCAATCTTTTCAGGTTGTCCATATCTAAATCTTACAAAATCACTATCAATCCATTGACCCTCTGCACCTGCAGGTGTGTCGGTTTTATTAATGCCTGCTCTTATAGAAACGCTAGTTAAAGGCATAAAATCTCCTAAGTTTTTATAATATAATTTAAAGCAAGATAAGGTTGTAAAATTGACATGCTCGAACCAGTCCAACCATGGTTGTGCGCTCCACCACCACCAGTGCTACCAAAAGTAAAAGTTCCACTAGCGCTTCCTTGATCACCTCTTTGAGGAATTCTATCAGTGCCATCTCTGTGTCTAATACCTTGTTCTTGTTGATGACCTGGGTGCGTATGAGTATGTGAAGGTATTTGTGAAACTGTTAAAGTGTGGTTCGCAACAGTTCCAGAAGGTGTTTGCGATTCTGCACCACCAGTTGATCCTAATGCTTTAGTGCCAGATCTTCCAAGAGGAACATTGTTTTGTAGATCAGGTAAATTAAATGTTGAAGCTCCATCACCTGTACCATAAGTTGTTGAGATTACAGAAAATAAATTAGCATAAGTAGTTCGTGATACAGCAGACCCATCACAATATAAAAATCCAGTAGGTACAGTTGTACTTCCATGTGGTACAATAGTCCCTGTTTTTACACCCGATGCTGAATATTTTGTTTCTGAATATCCTGACATTATTTATCCTTATAAGTCCAACCAATAGTAGCATCAGCATAAACTAATGTAAAAGCTGCTCCTTCAACTGCTACCGTTAAATCAGATGTTGCATTTAATAATTTACTTGAATTTCTTGCCACAGTTAAATTGTTACTGTCAAAATTATATTTTGAATCTAAAAAAGTTACCTCATCACCTACTGATGGTGAAGCAGGTAGCGTTACTGTAACAGCAGAAGAAGAAGTATCTACAAATAACTGTGCCCCTGCCTGTACTGTCTCTGCCGCATTGATAGTTCTCCAAACTTTTTCTTCATGGTTTTTTATAATGTCTGTTCCGTTTGAGTGACAAATATAAGAATGACCCTCACATAATTTAAAACCTGTTTGACTCGTTACTTTAAATGTAAGAGAATTTCCTGCGTGATCTGTGCCATCAATCACAGAAAAATATTTTTCTATACTTGCTGGAAAATTTACAGTTCTATTGGCAGCAAGAGTTCCTGTAAATTTAAGAACCATATTTCTTGCATTAGATATACTACCGTTTGTCATTGCCAGTGTAACGTCATTTGACGCTACATCTATTTCTTGAAAACCTGCTATAGATTGTTGAACTAGATTAAGGTTTGTATTTGTTTTAGTTCCCCAAGTACCAGCGTTTTCACCGGTTGCCATGAGCTCTAGTTTCAAATCTGTAGAAAATGTTGAAGGCATACCGTATTATAACTCCCCTAAGCTGCTATATCAACCTCAGTCCAAGTGTTTGTAACGTCTGGATCTACTACATTCCAAGTATTTGTTACACTTGGATCAACAGCTGTCCACGTATTAGTGACTCCAGGATCTACTTCAGCCCAAGCTATAATTAACGGTGAATTAATGCTTGTAGTTAGCTGTATACCTGTCAGACTTACATTTGCATTAGCTTGTACACTTACACTACCAATATTAGTGTTTAAAGCACTACCAGTTACATTGACTGGAGTATTAAGGTCAACTGATGCATTACCAATATTTAGCGATAACTGTTGTCCAATAACATTTACGTTTGCATTTGCTTGCTGTGTTGTGTTACCTAAAGATAATGTTAATTGATTTCCTGTAACAGTGACGTTCGCATTACCGATCGTTGTAACACTTCCAATTGAAAGACTTAGCAATGAACCTGTTGCATTTGCGTTTGCATTACCAGATATGATTGAGTTACCAATATTAGTTGTAAGTTGGGAACCTGATACATTAACAGGTGTGTTTAAAGCAACACTTACACTTCCTATAGCTGAGGTAATTAAGTTTGATGTTGGAAATACATTTGCATTTGCTTGTGTTGTTGTATTACCTAAAGAAGCTGTAAGAGATATACCTGTAACAACAACTGTTCCTGGTGTACTTCCAGTTGATGAAAAGGCTGCGCCTGAAAATGAACTATGTCCAAAAGCCATGGTTACGCTCCTGGATCGATAATGTTATTGCCTTCTATCTTGGCCCATTCTTGTATTTCTTGGTAGTGTCTGTTTGCTTCTGAATGTGGAACTATATGCTCTGTTCCATCAGAATATTCTACTCTATAGTTAAAATCTGTATTATCTGTTATTCCATATTCTTTTATAACTGAAACTATCATTTATAACTCCGCATCAAATGTTATTGTATAGCCACCATAAAGTCTTATTGGTTCATTGTTATTAAGACCTGATGTTAGATTGTTTGCAAGATATGTTACTTGCTGTCTATTAGGTGTTCCATCTGAACCTATACTTGATGTGTTTACATTACCGCCTGTAGCAGTATGACATTTTAAATTTGACAAAGTTCCTATGCCGCTAACTGTAGGCTCACTTCTCATTATAGGATTAAGTTCCATGTAACATTGAGCCTGACTGACTGTTCTTGCTAAACCCATAGCAACTGTTTGGTTATTGGTAAATGCATTAGGTGATAAAGATGTTCCTTTTGTTTGAAAATATCTTTTACATCTTTCTAAGTTTACATCAATTGGCAAGAACTCAAAGTCGCTGGCTTGTGAGCCTGCCTCAAGCTGGATTCCAGTTATGTACCATTCATTGGATGTATTGTCTCCAAGATTAACTTGACCTACTGCTCTGTTTGCATTGGTTCTACTTTCCCATGATGTTGCTAAAGTACCAGAAGTAAATTGTGTTCCTGCTAACAACCAAAAATTAACTCTTAAACTAGCGGCATTATCATTATCAAAAGCACCAGTGGTGTCTCCAACAAAAGTTATAGTTTTCTTTTCCCAAGTATCCGAAGATGAAATTGTATAAGACTTACAAATTACTCTATTGTTATCACTATCTTGAAGTTCAGCAATATATGTTCCAGTCTTATTTGATTTTACCCAAAAAGATAAAGTTGTGCTTTCAGCAGAGGATGTTCCTTTTTTTAAATACTGTAAATTTTGTCCTTCAAGTCTTGTATGAATTATAGCAAAGTTATCTGCATCTAAAGATGCATCAGCAGTTGTGCAATCAAACTTCATAGATTTTGCAAAACCTTGACCAGTTGGCACATCTGTATCTTGTGAAATTGTAAATTGATAAACGTCTGTTCCACTTATATCATATCTAAATCTATCTAAAGTATAGTCATCATCATTTGCACCAGCAAAAGAAGTTCCACGTTGAGATACACTCATGTCACCATTAATTATTATATTCCTAAAATTAACGCCTCTGACATCTGCGATTGCTGGGTTACCTATTCTAGTTATTGCCATCTATGCTCCAGGTTTTGTGGGAAAAACAACTGCCTCAACTTCTTCTGCTGTTGTTAATCCTTGTGTTAAATCTCTTAATTGTTGTCTATATATTTTCATATCATCACTCATTGTTACATCTGAATTAGAATACCAATCAGTTTCTGCTAAAAGATTATTTCTTTTATTCCTCAAATCTTGCATGGCTTCTTCAAAAGATGTTTGAATTCTTGAATTAAAAACAGATGTTTCCTCTGCTGTCATATCCATAACTATACCATTAACCATTTTCTTCATTATGATTTCACTCCATACAAATCAAATCTACCATTTGTAAAATTTGCACCACTGCTGAAAAAAAATCTCATGTAATTAATTTTGTCTGTGCTATTTATAAATGACCCTACTCTCCATTGATACATTTGTGCATTTTCTTGCCCTATGCAATGAGCATTTACCCATTTTGTCCAAGTCTGTCTTAAATTAAAAAAAATAATTTCTCCTTGAACACCTTTGCTTGCCGTGTTTGAAATATTTGTAGCAAATCTGGTGAAACTTGTTCCTGCACCTATTTCTGTTCCTGTAGAATCAGAATCTAATCTAGAAAATCTTCTCATAGTGTTAACAGCACTTGATAAAAAGTTTGAACCATTGTCGATAGAATATTCTAATTGAAAACTTGAATTAGTTGCGCTTGGTAAAACCTTATAAAATAAAATTTTATAATATTCATAATTATCAGTAAAATATGTATTATCAAAAGCTACTGTTGCAACTGCTGTTGATACAGTTTGAGAATTTAATAAAACATTTGTACCTGCATTATTAAAACCAACTGAAGTTACATTACCACTTCCGTCAGAAGTAATTAAATTATTACCACCACCGTCTTGAATTGTGTTTACTTTTAAAATACTACTCATACTATATTCCTAATTTATATCCTATTAAATTTGTATTATCAGCTTGTGTTCTTACACTAACAGTTCCAGAGTTAGTTTGCATATACACAAATCCCTCATAGTAATCAGTCGCTGTTGCTGTATCAACTGTAACAGCACCAATTGCTTGAGAACCACTGCTTCTTAAATCAAAAGCATTCATATTTAAATAACCGTAGCAAATACTAGATCCATTTTTATATATGTACGCAATGCATTGTTTTGCCGTATCTGATGCAGAAACTATTTCTACATTTAAAGATATTAAATATTTTCCTGCTACACCTGGAGTCCATCTATAATTAGTTGAATCCCAAGTACCAGATGTTGTTAAAGAATCTTCAGAATTAAATTGTATTTTTGTAGCAGTAGCGCTTGAGATACTTGTTTGATTTGAAGAGGCTCTTGTAACTTTTAAGGCTGGTGTATTATTTACTAACGTAACACCTGATCCAATAGTAATGTTACCAGATCCAGAGCTAGTTGTTATTTCACCGACTTTTAAAATTCCGTTTGCCATTATTATCCTATTCTCTGTGCCATAAATCTTACTTCATGACCACTTCTTGTATCTTCAGTAGCATCACCATTGTGTCTTAAAAATATTTCTAGATAATCATCTGCATCTAAATCAACCACGAAAGTACCTATACATCTTGTATCAAAATCTCCAGCAGTCCCATTTACGTCTAATTCACTATAGATTTGTACACCATTTTTGTATGGATAAAGTCCAACATATTTACTAGACGGATGATTAGTCATAGCGACAACACCTGTACATAAATATTTACCCGCAATTCCAGGAGTAAAACGCGAACTACTAGTATCATAGCATGAACCATTATCAAATAATTCTAAATCAAAAACTACTTTTGTATTAGTATTGTTTGATATTGTCTGACCAGCATTTTTATAAGCATAAAAAGATGGATTATTTTGTCCAGTCATTTTACCATTAGGTACAGTTATTGTAGATGTATTAGTAGAACCAATAGTTAAATTAGTTGTTCCTGATACTGTATCAATTATATTTGTCTCAAGTTTACTCATTATAAAATTACGAATGTACTCCCTGATGGTATAGTCACTGTGCCTGAAACTGTAACAGGACCAACAACTGCTCCGTTAGTTGTACTTGCCATAGATATACTTGTAAACGTCTGACTGTTCTTTACAAAAAATGTTGAACCTAAACTTGCTGCTGTGACTGTTGAATCTGTTGGAGTTCCAATATCAAATACATCACCTAATACTACACCAAAAAATGTATCTGATGCAGCAGGGTTTGATGTAAAAGTAATTTGTGATCCTGTTATGATATACGCGCTTTGCGGCTCTTGGACAACTCCTGAAACAGAGATAATACAATTAGCTTCGTTACCTGGAGATATAGCAGTCCCGTTGACCGTTAAGTTAAACGGACCCGCGGTTGAACCAGTAAATGAACTACTGATATCATCTAGTATACTGTATCGCCCCGTGCTTGGAGCTTTTCCTACGTAAGCCAATTTGTATTACCTCCTTATTCAGTTGGGATTGGATTGTCAGTCTTGACCTTTGCAACGTGGTCCTTCCATGTAGAAGTGCCGTCCACTGAATCGTGGTATTGCATGTCGAGCTGGCTACCGATATCCCCATAGGCGTTTCGTCTTGTAGCTCTTACTGCATTTTGTCTTTCTTCAAGATCAGCAGCAGAATCTACAGCGTCCAGTTGTTCCGATGTCGGTTGAGCTACACCTGATACATTCCAACTTTTGATGTATGGGCCCTTTCCATTCGAATCATCTTGAAGCAAAACGTCTACCATAAAGTCAACATCGTTAACTCCGTTATTAGCCAAATATGTTTTAACTTTGCTTGATAGTGATGCCATAGTTTGTCCTCCTTTTTTCTATATTATACTATTCTGGTGAATTATCAATTACACTTCCACCATTTGCTATCCATTCTTGTATTTCAATATAGTCCGTATTTTGT